ATCGTGAACCGTTGCCAGTTCGCCGTGACGGTCACGACCTGAGTCTGGATGCCCGTCCCCAGATTCGAGGACGTGAAGGTGACTGTCCCCGTGCCCGTCGACTTCCGGATCCAGATGTTGATCGTGTAGTAGACCCCATCAGAGATCGAGGCCGTCGTGTCGTACGAACACATCACGCCCGATGTCCACGTCGCCCACTTCGAGGCGGATGTTCCGCCGAGCGGATCGACCTGAGACCCCGTGACGGTCGGCGCTGCGCCACCGCTCGCCACCCACGGCGTGAAGGCGAAGGAGATCGAGTTCGGGACGAGATTCGAGGTCGTGTCCCGCCCGCCCGCGAGGAAGAAAGAGGCCGACAGGTCGTCCCGCTCCACGATGTCCCCGTGGTAGCTCCGCAGGTTCGTGATCGACCACTTCCGGCCACGACCGTCCCCCGACAGCAGGCCGGACTGCCAGCCGTCGACGTAGTCCAGCTCGAGCATCTTGTCGCAGTAGAGCTTCGTGGTGTCCGTCGGGATCCCGATCCTGACCCGCTGTTTCTCGGGATCCACAGCCACCCAGATCCGGTAGCCCTGAGTCCAGTCGATCGTGCGCCACGTCGGCTCGATCTCCTGCGAGAGCTTGTCCGGGGAGCCGCCGTCGAATCGATAGACGCCGGCGCGGCCCGCGATGATCGCGAACTTGTTCCCTGTCCCCACCCCGTTCACGGAAGGCGTCCCGCAGATCGGCGAGATGATCTCCTTACCCCATTTGATCGGAGGCCCGTTGTTGTCTGTCGTGACCCACATCGAGTTGTCTTTCACGAGGTACAGGTTCCCGGACTGCATGAAGGCCGCTCGGATCTGCTGCCCATCTCCCGGGGAGACCTGAACAGGCGAGCGCGAGAGGAAGAAGTCCTCCGGGTTCTGGCCGTCGGAGATCCACGCGGTGGAGTTCGAGTCGCCCGTCTCGACGAGCTGGACAAACCACTCGCCGAAGGTCAGGGTCTGGCTGCCCGTCATCCCCGCGAGCGTGACGAAGATGTCGGCGCGTTCCGACACGGCCGGGCCAGCGAGAATCGGCGTGCTCCAGAGCATCGTCCACTCTGTCCCGATCGCGCCGGGGATGCTGACGGTGTCGATCTTCGCGATCGTCGGATAGGCCCCGTAGTAGAGCTTCAGCTCGGCCGTGAATGTCCCGGCGGCGAAACCGGAGCTGCGCTTGACCCGCACTCCGAGCCGGTACTGGACGCCCGCCCGGACGTAGGCTGCGCCGTTCCCGTAGCCGAACATGGTCTCGAACGCATCGGCGCCGCCTCCGACCGCGCTCGTGAAGGCCGCCGAGTAGTTCGGCTGCCCCGCGATGGCGGAGACCGCGAAGGTTCCGGCGATCCCGGCGGCCGACGCCCAGCCGAGTGGAAGATCGTGGCCCAAGGCCGGGCTGTAGAGCTGGGTCGTGACGTAGCGCAGAATCGACGTGCTGCAGTAGATGGTCCCGGTCGGGTCCAGAGCCGGCGTCGCGAAGTTCGGGACGCCGATCGCGACGGATCGCCCGTTGTAGCTCGCGATGCCGACGCAAGGCGGGAGGACGATCTTCTCCATCAACTCGCTCGCGTCCTCTCCGGCCGCCAGCTTTTCGGCCGTGAAGTTCACCGTCAGCGTGGTCGTGGTGTTGTTCCCGACGTCGAAATCCCCGGGGAGATAGAAGAAGGGCCCGGTCGGAGCGCCACCGGCCAGACCGAACGCGAACATCCGGGCGACAGTCCCCGGCGGGCCGAGGGGTATGTCCGTGATGTCGGCCTTCTTGCCCCCCGGCGCCGTGTAGCCGGTGCGGACGGAGGCCGGGCTCAGGTAACCCGCCTCAGACTTGTAGAAGCAGAAGAACCAGTAAACCCCCGCCGGGATGGTTCCGGCAGTGGCCGAGGAGGCGATCGAGACCCCGATCGGCGGGGCGGAAGACGTGAAGCGCCTGACGGTCGCGCCGTCCGTCACGATGGGCGGCACGATGCCGACCCCGGCCTGCGAGATCGCGACGATTGCGCGCTCCCCGATCGTCTCCGATGAGCCCTGCACGTCGATGTACGAGCCGATGTTGGTCATCAGCTTGACGCAGGTCCCCTCGGGATACTCGACCATCAGCTCGCCCGTCTTGAGCAGGAGAAGCATCTTCCGGACGCCGTTCCGAACGAAGGTCTTGAACCAGTCGACATAGGACTCGAAAGTCAACTTCAGCCCGTACCCGTCTCTCGAGCGCACGCTCCCCGGCGTGAACTCGACGTCCGCGCAATTCGGGGAAAGACCCTTCGGGAGGGTCAGCCGATCCTCGAAGGTACAGAGCCCCCCGAAGATCCTCAGGGTATCCGGGCTGAAGTTTTCTTCCGACACGGTATTAGAAGATGACCTTGGTCATCGAGGCGGCCTTGTCGATCAGGATGGTGATCGCGATCTTCGAGGATGCCTCGTTGCCGATGTACGCGCCGGTCGAATGCTCCGTGGGCGTCGCGCTGATCGCCGTCCAGTTCCGGAGCTTGTTGTTCGCCCGGTCGTACGTCCAGAGGTGCCCGAGGTCGTCGTTGATCGCGAGCACGTTGATCGGAGTGATGCCGGAGACGATCTTCACCATCCCCTTCATCACGGCATTCACGAGGATGTCGTTCAGCGGCTCGCCGGCAGCCGGATAGCTGCCGGTCGGGGCCACGATGACGGTGACGAGCCGACCCATCTCGAAGTCGGCTGCGTCGAGAAACCCGGAACCAGTTCCAGTCAAAGCCATTTTCGTTTCCTCCTTATGGCTAATATCTTCCGCGGATCCAGTAGTCGGCATTGCTGTAGCGGTCACGCCCGAAGTACGGGCGGCGCCTGACCGGATTGGCCTGCTGCGTCTTCGTCTCGGTGTTGATGATGGAGTTGATCTCGACGCCGGCCTGCCCGCCGATCGAGCCGTTCATGTTGAAAGTGGCGAGCCGGTCGGCTGTACTGTGCTGCTGGCGCGAGCGCGCGGCCATCGACGCGACGAGACAGGCGAGGGCGTTCCCGCCGTTGATGATCATCACGCGCCCCGTCGGGGCGGCCGAGCTGACCGCACTGAGATCGCCCCAGAAGTCGACCCGGACGATCCGGTCCTGCGTCGCGCCAAGGAACCAGATCCGGTCGCCCGTCCAGTTCCAGAACTTGATTCTGTCCGTCATCGGGATCCGCGGGATCTCCGCCGGCCCCGTCATCGGGAAGAAGTCTTCGTTGAGAGCCTGCCCGGCTCCGAGCAGGACGTTGTAGAGGTAGAAGTCGTTGACCGCCGTGCCGAAATCCAGCCAGACCTGCTGGTAGACGTTGGTCTGGTCCGTCTTCGGGCCGAAGGAGACGTTGAACTGCTGCCAGCTCGTCGTGACGGCGATCGTCTGGTCCGTGCCGCCGACGAACGGAGACTTCACGATGACGTTTGCCGGGGCCGTCGCCTTCATCCAGATCGAGATCGTGTTGTTCTGGCCGAGCTGGAGGAGGCTCGTCGTGATCTGGCGTGCCCTGTGGGCGACGACCCCGGCGTAAGCCCACTTCGTCGCGAGCACTCCGCCGAAGGGGTCCGTCTGCCCGGCCGTGACGGTCGGGTTGACGGTGCTGTCGTTCGTCCACGGCGTGAAGGCGAAGTCGTTCGGGCTGATCAGGTTCGAGCCAGCCTTGGCTTCCCAGAGCTGGTCCGGCGCGATCAGCGCAGTCGGGAGCGCCGGTGTGGACGGCGCCGCGTCGAAGGGGAAAGAAAGGAAGAGCGTCCCGGCCGGCACAAGAAGCTCCGTCCGAAACAGCATCGACTGCACGCTTCCACTGACGAGCTGCGCGACGAGTGTGTTCTGGGCGAGCTGCACGAAGGGCTGCAGGAACGTATCGTCGTAGATCGCGCCGCCAGCGACGGCGAGATCGTCGAGAAGCGCTCTTACGGAGCCCGTGATCTCGGCGTAGGTCGGGACGCTCATGGCTTACGCTGCCGCGGCCCGCTTCTGGAAGATGGCGAACTTGGCGTCGGCGCAGTTCGGGTTCTCGGCCACGGCCTTGCGGAGCAGATGGTAGGTGCCCCAGTCCGGGTCCCCGCCGTCGGGGAACGCTGCTTCCGCCGCCGCCGCCGGATCCTCGATCTTGACCCCGTTTCTCACGGGGGTACACCCACGGAGCCCGGCGCTGTCGTGGGTTGCGCCGATCATGTCCCACGCGGTCAGGTAGACCGACAGACCGGCCATGAGCCAGTCGAGGAAGTAGCCCACCTTCGCCTCGGGCGTCGCGCCCGGGAGGTGGGAGAGGGCGTTGAGCGAAGGCTCCGTGCTGGTGAGGCACAGGAACTTGAGCGAATCGCCGCCCGCGTGGGCGAGGACCGCCTTGGCGTAGACCGCGTCGTAGGCCTGCGCGGCCTGTCTCTGGTTTCGGATGTCGAGCCAACTCATTTCAGAACTCCTCCATTCCCTTTTTCTGGTTGACCGTGGCAGGCCGCGGCAGCGGCGGTGGGGGCGGCGTCATCTGAGCCTTCCTGTCGGGGTCGTCCTTCCAGTACGCGACGCCCTCTTCCCACAGGACGAGGTGGGCGGCTGGCCCGCCGCAGACCTTCTTCCCGGTGAAGAGTTCGGCCCCGCAGGCCGGGCATCCGTCCTGATAGCGCTCCATCCTCGAGCCGGTCGTCGCGCCGAACCACGGCCGCGTGATGCCGCGGTAGCGAGCCGCCAGAAGCGCCTCGCCGGGGACGTCGCTCAGGCGATTTTTGACGTCCCACGCCTTGTCGCCGCGAATGATCATCCTCTCCATCCAGAGTTCCCGGCGATGCTCGGCCGCCAGCAGCTCTTCCTCGGTCGGCTCGGCGCCCTCCGGGACGAAGAGCCCCTGATCGAAGAGATCGCTGCTCGTGTAGGCCGGCGCGAGCACCTTCCCCGTCAGCTCGTCCTTGCCCTCCTCGGACAGCCCGATGATGTCCATCGCTGTCCGGCGGGCCGAGACCGAGAGCATGGCGAGGTTCTGGCCCTCTCCGAGATCTATCCGCTCCACCGAGGGACCGACCTCGACGAAGGCGTACCTCTGGTTCTTCCCCTTCGCGGGGATGTTCCGATGCCCGCTGTGGTGCGGGATGTAGATCGGCTCCGGGAACACGGACACGATCTTCTTGAGCCGTTTCTCCGACGGCGCAAGAGCGTCCTTGTAGATCGTCGACTGGGCGAATTCGGGGCGAGGCATGGGGGCTCCTTTCTAAACGAGCGTGTTGATGTTCCGCCACTCGGACGGATTCCTGAGGCGATGGCGCGCGTAGTCTTCCGAGATGTCGAGGACGCCGTGTTCGGCGAGAATCTGGCGCTTCCATTCGCGGTCCACGACCTTGTCGTGGATCCGTTGCGCCCGGGATTCTTGAATCACTTCCTGCCTCGTCCGGTTCACCTTCATCCGGCTACGGATGTAGACGGCCTCGATGTAGTCGAGGTTCGGCTTCCGGTCGGGCAGACGGCAAGTCCAGATCCAGAAGTACGAGCCCTCCCTCGGGAATGCAGTCACGGCGACGTGGTTTCCCATTTCTTCTTCACGCTTGTTCTGGGCCTCCCAAAGCTCTTCGGTCCCGAGCATCTCGGGAGAGAGCCAGCGCTCGAAGTGGAAGAAGGAACGGAGCGGATACGGGTAGTAATTGACGTGATCCCAGCCCCAGATGAGCCGGTAGTTCGGTTTGCCGAATCGGTTCAGGCCACCGAGCTTCACGAGGTGTTCGTTCCACTCGGGGTACGGCTCGTAATCCATCTGCTCGCGGCAGACGATCCGCGCGCCGTCGGGGACGACGAGGGTCGTGTCGTCGAACGAAAAGGGCCCCGCCCCTTGCGGGAGCCCGTGCGATTCCGTGTCGGGGCGGGGCGTAGAAGACATCATGTGGTTAGTCGCTCTCTCCTGTAAAGTATTGTAGCATCACGAGTTATCAGTATCCGCTCGGAACCGTAGCTCCGTAGATGTACCCACCCATGCGCGGGTCGTCGACGCCCCACTGGGCCAGCTGGCAGAAGTACATGACGTCGGCCGCGGCGATACCGCCGGAGGCGCCGTAGATCGGGAACGTGTCGATCTCGTCGACGGTGTAGAGGCCGAACTCGACGGTCTCACCCCTCCACCAGTTGTCCCAGCGGATGAGGTCGATGATCGACGGGTTGGCGTTGGGGTTGATCACGGCTTCCATGCCGTCGATCCGAAGCTGGTCGACGTCGTCGAGAAGCTCCGGGCCTTCCTGCGTGGTGCCCTGCCGGCGGCGGCTCGTGATCTGGAGCGACAGCTCTTCGTACGCCTGCTGCTGCTGGGGAGCCATGTACCAGCTCCACGAGCCCGAGGAGAAGCAGTCGTCACGGAGCAGCAGCATCCGGTTCTTGAGCTGCCGGAAGTGGACGGCGTTCAGGGGGCCGTTCGCGTTGACGGCGACGGTGCGGACCTGAGCGACGTTCGCGCGGTTCAGGCCCATCCAGAAGCCCGAGGCCGCGTTGTTGTGGTGGTAGCGCAGACCGTAGATCCACGTCGGGTTCGCGCCGGTGATGTTGTCGACGAGGAAGTAGTCGTTCGCCTGCGTGAGCGCGACGACCGGGTTGACCGGGCTGTTGATGAGCGTGACGACGCCCGTCTCCATGTTGTTCTGGTCGATCTCGACGATTCCGCGGTTCGTGGTGAGGCCGGAATCGTAGATGCTGTACCGGTTGTTCTCACGGACGAGACGCGAGCGGTAGGGGGTCGTCATCGTGAGTGTGGCAGTACCCTGCCCCGAGGCGATCTGGCAGAGGGCGCCGGTGCCGTCCGTCTGGAGGTGGCGGTCGCAGTGCGACTGGAACTCGGAGACGCCGTCGGTGAGCTGCTCCTGCACGGCGTTCTTGATCGACAGCTCGCTCTGTTCGGTCTCCCACATCGCGCTCTTGGTCTTCTCGAGCGCGAGGAGGAGCGGGAGGGTGGTCATCGTGGTGTACTGGTAGTTCGCGCCAGCGCCGCGGCCGAGGTCTCCGCCGTCCGGGTTGAACGTCCGGAACTGACCACCGGGCTTCAGCTTCTTGGCCGCGCGGATGGTCCGGCGACCGACGAGTTCGACATCTTCCCGCTTCTTGAGACGGCCGCAGAAGGTCTTGGCCGACTCGTAGAGTTGCGGGACAGCCTTGCGATAGCGCTCCTTCAGAAGGGCGTCTACCGCAGCGGCGTTCATAACAGCCATTGGAATGCTCCTTCAGTGACTCCCGTCACTGCTCGGCTACGCGGTCGAGATAGTCGAAAAGCTTCTTCGGATCGCGCCCCGAAGGTGCGGGTTCGATCTTCGGTTTCGGCGGAGCGCCAGCCGCGCCCACGTCCCGCCGCTTTTCGTGCTGCTCGATGCGTGCCGCATCTCGTGTTCTGACAGGGCCGATCGTCTCTTTCCATTCGTTGATGATCGATTCCCCCAGAAGCGGGAGAAGTTTCTGGCCCTGCTCGATGTAGAAGTTCACCAGCCGGTCATGGTGGTTCTTGTCGTACCGACCGGCCTGATGAATCGAAATCGCCCTGTCACGGATGTGCTTGTTTCCCGTGAGCAAGTCGTTGTAGAGCGCCTCCTCGATCTGCGCTTTGATCTTCTCGACGGCCTTCGGCGGATAGCCGGTCGTCAGCTTCGTGACGTAGTCGTTCACGTCGCTCGCGAGCCGGTGGCCCGCGATGTCGTAGACGCTGTTGACCATCGCCCGCTGCCGACCCTGCGTCTGCGCTTCGCGCTCGGCCTTCAGCTTTGCCAGTTCCACGTCGCGCGGATCGGGCGCGGATGGCTTCTCGGGCTCCGCAACCTTCTTGTCCCAGCCCAGAAACCTCTCCAGCTCGTCCGCGACCTCGCCGAGAACCGATTCGCGCCCCTGCTTCGTTTCGGCTTCCGCCGTCCGTCGCAGGTTCGTGACGAGATTCTTGACGCGGGAATCGGCGAGACTGTCGACGCTGGACTGGAGCGTGCGGGCCAGAGGCGGATCGATGTTCCGCAGGCCGTTGTACATGGTGTCGTACTTCCCCAGCAGGAACCCGACGTAGTTCACGAAGGACTGGGGGTTGATCTTGAACTGCGCCGCGGCGAACTTCTCCATCGCCTCGGGAGTCCCCGTGTTGAAGTCCGACACGAGCTGGTTGGCGACTCTTGCCGTCACGCTGATGTGATCGAGCACATCAGCGCTGGGGGCCATCTTCACGGCCTTCATAATGTAGCCTTCGAGATCGGGCATCTTCATCCCGAGCCGGCTCCCGAGCTTGTCCCACCGCTTCAGCCTGAAGTGATCGTCTGACAGCCGCTTACGGAGGGCCGGATCCGCGATCTCTTGCAGGGCCTTGCGAATGTTCTCGGGGAGCTGCTCCTCGGTCTGTCCGGGGGCAGCGGCGGGCTCGTCTCCGGCGCTTTCTGAAGTCTCCGCGGCTCTCTCGGGCAGTCCCGTCCTCGAGGGCTCGGTCTTCTCGGGCTCCGGGGATTTCGGACCTTCGGTCGTCGAAGCTCCATCAAGGGAAGCGAAGATGGCGCGGGCGCGGTCCTTGGGGACCATGTCCCGGATCGCCGTTTTCGGTGATGGTTTCTCTGATACGGCCGGAGCTGGCGCCGCCGGGGCGGGGGCGCTCGGTGCCGGGGTTCCTGTCGTCCCTGTGGTTTCCATCCGTGTCTCCTTCCGCTGGGCGTCCGTTTATTACGGGGTGCCGACCCCGGCCCAGCTACTGAACCATCCCCGTTTCCTGCGGGGTTTCCGTTGGGGCAGTCGGTGGCTCCGGAGCGGCGCCGAGCTTCGGCGGCCCGCCCGGGGCCGGTGGTTGACCGGGCATGGGGGGAGGCGGGGCAACGAGCGCCTGCCTCTCCCTGACGAAGAGCAGGAAGTTCTCCCAGCCGGGGCCGCCCTTCTGCGACGCCTTGCCTCCGCGGTCGTCGAGGTAGAAGTCGACGCAGGCCTGAAGGATCGTGGCGTTGTCGTCGAGAGGCAGCGGCCGGATCGACGACATCGGCTGTCCGGGCAGCATGATCGGCTGGCCCGTGGTGGGGTCGATGTTCGGCAGGCCCGTCATCGGGTCGGGCGGCGCCGGCATGGGCGGTCCAATCTGCGGGGTCTCCCCCAGAAGCTGCGTGATCATCTGGAACGCCCGCTTGTAGGCGTCCTCGCCCGGGGCCGTGAGGTCCGTCCCGAGCGTCGTCTTGACCTTCGTGAGGTTCTTCAGCATCGCGATCCAGCCGCCGAAGAGCGGGCTCGCCATGAACTGGAAGAGCTGCTGCTGGCGCTGCGCCCACGTCGTCGGGTATTCCTCGACGACCTCGGCCTTCGTCCTGAAGTTCCCGACCTCAAAGTCGTCCGGGGTGACCGTCGTGAGCTGCAGCTCGCCGCCCGAGATCTCGTCGACGTAGCTCATCGGCTCGATCGCGTTCTTCTTGAAGTCCTCGACGATGAGGGGCGCGCACTCGGCGTAGTGCTCGCGGATGGCCTGAAGGAAGAGGTTGATCCGGCCGAGGGCCGACTGGCGCTCGATCGAGATGCCCTGAGCCGTGTTGTTCCCGGGCGTGCCGCCGCCGTACGCGGCCGGGAAGGCGCCCGTCAGGAACTGGGCGATCTCCGTCCGGATCTGGGTCAGGAAGGTCGTGGCGAATTCCGGGAGGCGGCCCGGCATGGTCTGGAAGAAGGCTTCCGAGACCGGGCGGCCGGTGTCGTTCACGTTGTAGGTGGCGCCGGCCATCGCCTGCGACTGCGCCCACTTCCGGACGTCGAGGACCCGCTGGTTCACGAAGGTGACCGGCAGGGTGTACTCGATGATGTCCCGGATGATGTTCATCAGGTCGTTGGCGATCTCCTGCATCGGGACGAGGGCGCCCATGATCGGCTCGCGGATCTGGCCGCGGCCGGGCATGGCGTGGCAGATCCGCCAGTGGTCGTCCATGTTCTCGGGCCGCGCCTCGCAGAAGACGTCGTTCGCAAAGGCGACGTAGACGCCCTCGGGGAAGAGCTGGATGAGCTGCTCGCGGGTCTTGTCGTCGTCGACGTGGTAGAAGGCCTTCTTCCGGAACCAGCACTCGGAGAAGGTGATCCGGTCCCGCTGGTCCGTGATCAGCGGCCGGTTCTCGGTCGTCGTGCCCTGATTCGCCTGACGGCGTATGCGGCGCTCGAACTCGGTCGTGCCCTCGATGTCGTTCGATGTCGAGGACCCGATGATCTCGTTGGCGACCTCCGGGTAGGTCGCGCGCGGGATGGACTTGTCGACCTCGCGGTCGCGGACGATGTGCGTGAATTCCGACTGATCCTGCGCGTCCGCGGGGAGCTTCAGCTCGAGGCCGTCGACGACAGTCCTGACCGTGCGGCCACGGGGGACGCGCTTCGTGCCGGTCTGGACGCTCTGCATGGCCGTTGGGGCCGGGACGTTCGGCGCGCTCGGGAGCGGGGCGCCGCACCCCTCGCACTGGCCGGGCTTCATGTTCAGGTCGTCGCCGCAGATCGTGCACTTGAAGCGCGCCGGGCCCGTCGGGACCGGCTTGTACTCGTAGACCGGCTGGTCGAAATAGCCGTAGCGCTCGCCGTCCACGACCGTCCGGATGTAGGACCCGATCGTGCCGCCGATGCAGAGCCCGTAGATCGTCCGGACGAGCTGCTGGTGGGGCGACTCGTTCTTCTCGAAGATCCGCATCACGAGGTCGGCCTTCTGCGCCGCGTTGATGTCCTCGGGCAGGCCCGGGTCCTCGGGGAAGAACTTCTGCGTGAGCTTCTGGCCGATCAGGAGGCCGATGATCGAGAGGCAGAAGCCCTGAAAGAAGTTCATCACATAGAGGGCCTGCGACGTGACGGGAGCCGTGGCCGACTGCTGGCCGCCGGAGACGGTCGCGCCGGTGCGCCACGAGCCGATCCGCCAGTCCCACCATCCGTAATGGTTGCCGCGGAAGAACTCGTGGAGCTTCAGGACTTTCTTGACGTATTCGCGGCGCGACCGGTTCAGGTCCGACTGGCCTTGGAAGACCTGACGAAGCTGCCGCAGGGCTTCCTTGATCTCGTCCGGAAGGTTCCGCATCCCATCGCCGTAGTCCTTGCCGCCGTCCGCGATCTGCGTGGGCGGCTTCTGGTCGAGCGGCGTTTCGTCGACGGGCGGGAGTTCCATCTCGGGCTGTTTCATTTATTCGCCTTCGCGAGCATTTCTTGGTAGGAGTTTTCCTCGAGATCCGCGAACTCTTTCTTCGCTCGCGCGATCCGCCCGAGCGCCACCTCGCCCGCTTTCCAGCTATCCGGGAGCGGCTCGGTGCGTTCCTTCCTGTCTGCCTCGATGTTTTCGGAGAGCCGACGGAGCTGGATCGAGATCTCCGGCAGCGTGCCGTCGACCCGGAGGAGGTTGTTCCGCGCCGAGTCCGCGAAGGCCTCGATGCCGGCCAGCCGCTCGCCAAGACGCGCGAGGCCCCCGTAGAGACCGTCGATCCGCTTGTTCGTGGTCTCGAACTCTTTCATAACCTTCCGGTCATGGAAGAAGACGACTATCGCGAGGGCGAGAAAGGCGATGGTCGGGTACACGTTACTTCTTTCTCCCGTTTGGGTACGCGTCGAATCCGCCGTCTGCAGCGATGCTCCTCAACATCTTCTCGATGCCATCGAGCCTCGTATCGATCCGGTCGATGGTCCTGAGCATCTCCCCGCGCTGCTCATTCAGCTTGATCAGCGTCTTCATGTGGGAATCAGCGTCTTTGTCGTGGTCGGCGATTTGGTCCTTGATCGCCTGTGTGACGACCCACTTCGCAATGCCGAACGGCGTCAGACCCATCACGGCCACGAGCGCCAGCAGTGTTACCCAGAACTGTACCGCTGTGAAGTGATAGGACGTGCCTTCTGGATGAGCCCGACGCTCCACAGCGGCGACGTTCATTATGGTTTGCCTCCGTTGGCCGGCGGATCGGTCGGCTGTTGTAGACCAATCTTCTTGCCGAGCCAGTAGAAATTCAGCGCGAGCGGCATCGTGAAACCCAGCACGAACTTCGCCCAGCGCGGCATTTCGGAGTATGTCCAAGCGATCTTGATTCCCGTGTTGACCAATGTCGCCAGCGTGAAAACGAGGAGGAACCACCCGACGAATGCCGGATGATTACAGATCGTCGTGACCGCCCAGTTCGCGATCTTCTCGCCGAAGTCAATCACTGGCGCAGCTTCCCGACGATCCATTCGATGACGAGAATCAGCACCCAAAAGATGAAGCCGAGTGCCCCGAACTTCGCCATCGTCAGCGCCCACGACGGAGCGCCGAAGACGGCGATGCAGAGAACGGAGAGCAGCAGGGCGACGAGTGCTTCGATCATGTCTTAGCCGCCGCAAGGACGAGCCTTGGCCGCCGCGACCGAGCGAGATAAGCGATGGCCGTGTCGAGAACTTCTATGTCGTCATCGGCTAATCCGACCATGACGTTGCAGCCACGACAGAGGAGGCCGCGAATTTCCAGAGTCCGATGGTCGTGATCGACCTCAAGCCTCCGCCCCGCTGGGGGCTTGTTGCAAATGGCGCACGCTCCGTCCTGCGCCGCCAGTAGGCGGTCATACTCCCCAGCCGACATCCCGTATGTGACTCGGCGATGTTTTTCTTGCCGCAGCCCCGGATTCGCGTCGTGTCGGAGCCGTGCCCGCTCCAGTATCCGGTCTTTGTGAATGGAGCGGTATTTCTCGTAGGACGCGCGGATCTGTTCCGGATGGGCCGCCGCCCACGCCTTCATACGCTCCCGGATCTTCTCCCGGTTGGTTTCTGAATACTTCTTTGCGTAGGCGGTGATCTTGTCCGCATTCGCGGCGTTCCAGCGGCGGCGCGTTTCGGCCGCTCGCATCGACATTGGGCTCGCGACGGATCCGGTGGTCATCTTAACTGCGGGCGGCGGCAAGGATGTCGTCCGTGATGTCGAGCAGACCGTAGAGCACTGAGCCTTCGACGATGCCGAGCTTCCCGCCGACGGACTTGAAGTTCTTCGTCGGGAGCTGGTTGATTTCCTTGATCGAGTCGATCGTCTTCTCGATGCTGCCGATGACTTTCGGGACGAATCCGAGGGCTTCCGGAAGCGTGAGGGGCATGGTCATCCTGCTTTCTGGGGCGGTGGAGGCCCCGCTTCGGGCGCGATCTTCAGCGCGTCGGCGTGAGTGATGACGGCGGCGAGGAGCGCGTTGTTCTTCTCGATCAAGAGGGTCGCCAGTTTCGAGACCTCGACCACGGCGGCCATGACGGCCGCCAGTGAGGAGGTCGGGGCGGGTAGAGCGCTCATACGAAGACCTCTTGGCCGGGCACGGTTTCGAGATATCGGGCGGCAGCGTGGAGTGCTCGAACTGAATCACGGAAATTACCCAAGCCAAGATTACAGTTATGGCAGAGAACCCCGCGGATGTTCCCGGACTCGTGATTGTGGTCGACACAGGCGACGGCCACCGACTGCAGCCCGCGCCCGCAAATCTGGCACGTCTCGTGCGCTATGTTCATCAATAACTTTTTGTCGGAGAGGGTAAGCCCGCGGTCGCGGACCAGATTGTGGTTAGCCATCCAACCAGCAGCACGCATCTTCTCTAACCGGGGACGCGCCCGTTCGTTAAACTCCGCAACCTTTTCTGGGTGCCGTGTGCGATACCGACGCTGGTACTCTAGGCGTTTCGCCCTCACCGCTTCGCGGTCCTTCACGAGCTGGGCCTTAGTTTGCCCCCGAGCGTACGCATTGAGACAGAGCCGACAGGACGTATGGAGGCCGTCTTCACGACGCGAGTACTTGGGGAAGTCCGAGAGGACTTTCGGCGTACCACATTTCACGCAGATCCTCACTCTTGGCCCTGCTTTACTTAACATCTGCCAGCCCTTTCGCATCCTCTTCAATCAATTCAAGCTGTAGTTTTGCGGATCCTCCGAGCGTGAGCGCTTTCGCTAATTCCTGCGCGTGCCGTCTCATTGCATCAAGGCGAAGTTTTGTTTCGTGCGTGCAGAAGGCCTTCGTTGAGTAAGGCAGGCAGGCCTCCTCGAAACGCGCTTCTCTATAAAGATGTGCGTTCATCGCCGTGTGCGCTCGGTAGGCCTGCGTGTGGCACCCGACCGAGCCGACGATCACGGCGACGAGGCCGAGGGAGAGGAGAATGCGGCGGCCGTTCATGGCAATATGCTCGTTTCGATGTAGACGCTGCCCGTCGAGCCCGTCACGGTGTCGAGGGTCGTGATGCTCTTGATGAAATGGCAGCTCAGGGTGGTCGTGCCGCTGAAGTTCGGGAGGTCATACCCTGTCAGGTTCGTCCCGCGTTCCGCCAAGTCGTTGCCGTAAACCGTGCCGGCCGCGGCCTTCGCGTCCGAGGCCACGATGTAATCGATGTAGAGTGCGCTCGTGCGTCCACAGGCCACGGTCAGCGCGTTCGCCGACGTGTCCGGCGCCGTGATCACGACGTACATATTCGAGACGACGGTTTTGGCGGGGAGGGTGGCGGCCACGATGTCGCCGGCCCCGACGGCGCCGAGGGCGACGACCATCGCGTTGTCCCAGTCGTAACGGTTCCAGACCTTTCTCGCCTCGCCCGTCACGATGGGCGTCATGGTGCCCGAGGTCAGGAGCTGCCCGTTGATCTTGACGCCTGTGCCGATCAGGACGTTGCCGTAGCCGACTCCGCCGTCCGTGACCTTCACCCAGCCGGCGGCAGCGCGGGCGAGGCCGAGGTCGGAGGCTGCAGCGATGGCCCCGGACGACCACGCGAACGCGCTCGTGCTCTTGAGCTGGAACACGTCCGGCCCGAGCCGGAAGTACCCGGTGCCGCTCGCGGCGTACGCCGAGTACCCCGAGCCGAGGCTGTAGAAGCCCGTGCTGGGGTCGGCCGCGAACGAATAGCTCGGCGCCGCCGCCGTGCCGTTGCCGAGCAGCAACCGCTCCGGCGCGCAGTCCGTTCCGTCCATCTTGCAGGGCTTCGGCGCGTACTGGACGACCTGCCCGAGTACCGACGGCGCTGCAAACAGCAGCGCAGCGAGGGCGAGTTTCAGCGCCCTCACTTGAAGTACTCAAGATAGACGCCAGCGAGCGTCCCGCCCGTGAGCGTGAAGTCGATCCTGATGAGCGACGACGGGTTCAGGGTGTAGTACGAAGTGCAGTCGGAGTTCGTGGTCAGGGTGATGACTTTCGTCGGGGTGAGCTTGCCGGTGACGGGGCCTTGGTTGATCGTGACGGTCCCGGAAAAGCCAGTGCCGCAGGCCATCACGTTCAGAACGCGGTAAGCCACCACGGGGATCTCGGCCCCGGTCCCGGAGGCTGCCGTCTGGGCTGACCAGATGGTATCCGCGGCGGATGCCGCCCCCGCGAAGAACGCGGAGGCGGCGATCACGACTGCCGCGGCGATGATGCGCCGCTTCATGGTTCCTCCGATCAGTAGAGAAGCTCGACGAGGCAGGTGTTGCAGATGATGCGGTTCAGCGCGTTGCTCGTGCCGCAGGTGGCGTTCAGCGTGAAGAGCTGGGCCGCCGTGAGGTCGAGGGTCACCGGGGTGCCGCGGGTCGTGTTGCCCATCGTCCAGTTCAGGACGACGACCGAGGAGGTGGTGGAGTAGCTGAACAGCCCCTCCGAGATGATCGTGCCCGAGGAGCCCGCGACCTGAACCGTCGCGATGACGTCCATCGTCCACGGAGCCGGGGTCGTGACGGCCGCGAGGGCCAGAACGCCCGTCGTGGCGACGACGCTGGCACCGGCCGAGCCGAGGGCCACGTCGATCGTGAGGTTCGGGGTGCCGGTCGTACCCAGCGTTCCGCTCGCCTTGATCCGCATCGTGCGGCCGACGAGGTTGAGCGCGCCAGCCGGGATGGTGTTGGCGACAGCGGCCACGCCGAAGGAGGCGTCGCTGAAGCCCTTGAGAAGTGCGGCGTTGTTGATCGCGACGCGCGTCGTGAAGGTGTTCGTCTCTGTCCCGTTGGCGGGCTGAACGAAGAGGATGCCCGGCGGGAGGAGCTGGTTCACGAGAGCGCGCGAGGCGAGGCCGCCAGTGAGCTGCCTTCCGACGCCGCGGAGGAGGTCGGCCGGGGTCGCTGGCCCGAAGACCGGGACGTGGTCACCGGCGACGTCGTCGTATTCCCACGCCGTGGTGCCTCCGACATACGGGAAGCCCTGAGTGCTGAGTGTCATGTGCGTTTCTCCTTTTTCCTTGAAGTCCTGTTAGTAGAGGATTTCGACGACGAGGTTGGTGAGCCTGACGCGGTTCAGGGCGTTCGACGCGCCCCACGTCACGCCGACGCTCAGGGCGAGCGCGGTCGTCAGGTCGGCCGTCAGGCCGGTGCCCACCACGGTGTTCGTCATCGCGATCGGGAACGTCGTGATCGTCGTGATCTGGCCTTGGAAGATCCCGGCCGAGGTCATCACGCCGGAGGCGCCGATCGTCGTGCAGGTCGAGATGAAGTCGAAGGCGAAGTTCTGCGGCGTGGTGATGGCCGCCAGCGCGCAGACCGAGGTCGTGGCGAGGACGCCGGCTCCGAGCGACACGTCGAGGGTGAAGTTCGGGGTCGCGGTCGCGCCCCAGTTCCCGCCTCCACGCACGCGGATCGTCCGGCCGAGGACGTTGAGAGCGCCGGCCGGGAAGGTCGCGTTCGTCTGCGTGCCGTCGCCGATCGTCATCGTGTTGATGACGGTGCCCTTGATGTCCTGACGCGCGGTGAAGGTGTTGGTCTCAGCCCCCATCACCGTCTGGATCATCGCGATGCCGGGCGGCACCATCTGGTTCACGAGAGCGCGCCCGATCAGGAGGCCGGATCCCGCCTGCCGCCCGATGCCGCGGGCCATGTCCTGAATGGTGTTCGTGCCGCTGGCGGGCACGAAGTCGAAGTTGGTGTTGTCGAACTGCCAGCCAGTCGACTGCTGCGCGAGGAGATATGGGGTTCCTGCTCCGAGAAGTGCCATGTGAATTCCTCCTTTAGTTATCCGTTAATTCGTGACCTTTTCGGTCGTTGCTGTTGCTTTCGTTTCGGCGACCTTGGCGGCTTCGATGACGGCCGCAGCGGCCTCGGCCTTGGAGACCTTAACGGCCTCGAGCGAGACGAAGTCCACCTTCTGCTTCTCGGCCTCGAGACAGGCGTCGCTGATCTCGCCCGCCGAGAAGTTCGCGAAGATCGCGTAGATCTCCGGACCCATCGCCTTGAAGCCCTCCTCGGTATCGTTGAAGAGTCGCTGACTCTGGATCTTCAGGGCGGCTTGGATGAGATCCTTCGCCACCACGATCTTCAGATCCTTGTCGTGCTCGTAGAACACCATGAAATCCTCCTTATGCCCCGCTGCCGGAGCGTTTTGTCGGTGGAGAGCCCGAGACGCGTCGGGCGGGGTTCACGCCGGTCCCGCCGCCCGCGGTGACCGTGCCGGTGGCGGTCAGGGTCGAGTCGTCCAGCGTCCTCGAGAGCTGGCCCATCGCGTAGCCGAGGGGGCTGTCGCCCCAGAGCGTGATCGTCGTCGGGCTGACCTCGCCCACGAAGAGGTTGATGGCGACGAAGGTCAGCGCCGCGAGCGGTGACGGCCGGCCCCGCAGCGTGATCGTGGCCGGAGAGGCCTCGCCGGCGTTCAGGACGACCGTGAAGGCTGGGTCTGCCATCAGCTCCCCACCAACTGGTTGGAAGTCGTGCCTTCGAGGTCTGGTCCGGCGCGGTACGCCACGATGTAATAACGAGTCACGGTGTCGTCGACGCCGAAGTCGTACTGCCCGCCGTCCTTCGACACGGCGCTGTACATGAACTGGTTGTCGGAGGTCCGGAAGAGCGAGCAGACGGCGTTCGAGATGGGCGTGCCGCCGGAGTCCTGAACGATCCCCGTGATGCGGTAGGGGAAGTTCGACCAGCCGCCGTAGCGGATGCGGTCATCCCACATGGGCTGAAGCGAAAGCACGCCGCCAACGCCGCCGACCCCGTCGTAGGTGCCGGCGTAGAAAACCTGCGGGTCAACCCACGGCGGCCAGTAATTCAGTCCTTCGCTAACGACTGGGTCGCCGATCTGGTACTCCAGCTCGCGGTCGTCCCTGCGCCGGAGCGCCACACTCAGTAACAGGGGGTAGTGCTGGCTCAACTCATTCTCCGATGGTGACGTGGCAGTCGAGAAGACTGTTGGCGAGGATGTTCCAGAGGACGAGAGAGGACGAGACGGCGATGGTCAGGCCGCGCGGGAAGCCGAGGATGATGCCGTTGCCGATCCCCGTGGCTGCTCCGACCCTCCGGTAGAAGGCGTTCGGGATCGTCGGCTTTGTCGTCCACTGGGTCGCGATGACGCACGGGGCATTCGGGTCGGCCGTCTCCTCCGCGAGCATCTTCGTGACCGAGATCGGCCCGATCCCGAGCGCGGCCGGGACGCCGATCCCGATGTTCAGGGCCGAGGCCGCGGCTGCGGCCTGCAGCATCCCAAGCTCGAGAAGCCGGGGCTTGTCGCTGGACGTCGAGCGGATCTCCGCGGCGGGAAGGCTCACAGTGCCGTCCAAGGTGCGGAAACCAAGGTCGTAACGTGCCACGTCATGCTCCTTCGATCAGGCGTTCGCGGGTTTCCTTGATGTCGTTCGGGCTCTTGAAGGTGAAGGACTCGAGTTTTCGACCGTCCACCTGCAGCTTCAGCATCGGCGTCGTGTCCGTCGACTTGCAGAAAGGACACGGCATCCGCTCCCCCGTGAGCCACGTCGTCTTGGCCGGCAGCATGAATGCCCGGTAGCAGCGGCTGCAGACCATTTCCTTAACGGTATCCATCATTCGTCCGCGACGAAATAGAGATCTTGCACGCCGGTCGCGCCGCTGTTGCTGTAGATGAGCGTCCCGTTCAGCGCAACCGAGATCCCGCGCGGGAACGTCAGGATGATCCCGGCCCCGATCGTCGCCGGAAGGTTGATCCGGCGCATCGCAGCCGTCGGTGGCGTGGGCGACGTGCCCCACGCGAGCGCCGTCTTGCACTCCGGGGCCGCGTCGGACGTTTCCTCGGGGAGGAGCAGGATCGGCGTCGTCGGCGTGACGCCGATGGCTGCGGGGCGACCGAAGAGGAAGACGGAGGCCGTAGCCGCCGCCCCGAAGGTCCCCGTCTCGAGCAGACGGTAGCGGTGCGTCGCGCCGGCGATGAGTTCGATCGCGGCCTGTGCCGTCGTGACGTTTGTGGTTCTGTTCGCCAATGAGTAAATCGCCAAGATGTCCTCCTACGCGTTCCCATCTGTTATGACGAGGCCAGTCACGGTGACAACCTTCCCGATGATGACCGCGGCGTTGTCGAGAGAAAGGTCGCCGCTCCCGGTGCCGACGGTGCCCTGTGCGTGGCAGACCGTGCCGGTCGAGTCCTTGATGCGGAAGGACTGGATCGTGCCCGCGTCGATCGCCGTGGCGGCCCAGACGCCGGACTTCGCCTTCGTGCCTCCCGAGGCCGCGGCCATCCAGTCGCCCGGGAGGACGATCATCGCGAGCAGCCCGGCGGGATCCGCCGCGGCGCAGTTGGCCGGGACGGCGCCCGAGAAGAGGTAGAGCTTCGCGTTCACGCCGACGGAAGACTCGAAGGTATCGAGCCTGTTGTTCCTCGCGGCGACCGAGAATTGAAGCGCCACTACGTCGTCTCCACTCCAGAAAGCTTTAACACGGCGGAGGTTCCAGCCGAAGCCTTCGCCTGAAGGGTCGACTGGGCGGGCCAGATGTCGCCCTTGGCGAACTCGATGAAGTCGTTCGCGGCGATCGAGAAGTCCCACGCGAGGGCGTTCGCTGCGGTCGGGGACCCGGCGCTCGGGACGAGACAGATCTCGACGGTGATCGGGCTGGCGGTCGTGTTCGCGATGTGGATCACGGCGCAGGTGAAGACCGTGACGGCCGGGACCGTGTAGACGGTCTGGAAGCCCGTCGTGAGCTGCAGGGCGGCGACCGGCATCAGGGTGTTCGCCATCAGCTCACCGCCAGAATGAAGGGGTCAGCCACGGGGTTGAAGCTGCCGCCTGTCGCGGCGGTCGTCTGCGAGGTGCCGTCGTGGAATTTCAGTTCTGTCAGTTTCAAGGCGCCGTTATCATTCGCCGCGCCGTCGCCGACTTGCAAGATGCCAGCGGAGGAGCGGGAGAGGCCGATGTCGGCGGTGCCGGCCGGATTCCCGTCGTTGCTCCACCCGAAGACTGCGGTATCTCTACATCCGATTAAGGCGGCTGAAATGCTTAAGGCGGTCCCCGCCACCGCTCCGATCCTTAATGAGAGCGCATCGGTCATCAACTGCGCGGCGCTATCAAACCAGATGTTCGTCAGCCCGCCGCTTACTTTCGGCCCGGCGAATAGGAAGTTTATCTGCGTTAGGGCTGTGTAGGTGCTGGCGCTCGTCAGCGTGACCGTTTCGCCGCTTTTTGCCACCGTCAGCCAAGACGATCCGATGGCCGCATCGCCGTTCGCGGAAACCTGAAGCAGCGCCGCCCCACCGTAGTTCGTCACGGCGAAGATCGGCCGGTTCACCAGCGCCGCCCCGTCCCGGCGGCCATCAAACGTGAAAAGCGGAACGGTTCCAGTGTCGGAGCCAGCATCCACCGCCGTGGCCATCGAGGCATGCCTGAACTGGTTCCCGGTGACGTAGTTGAAGTAGTACGGCTCGAAGCTGCCCGCGATGGCGTTCGCGTCGCCGATCAGGATCTGACCGCTGGCCCCGGACTTCGCGATGTTCAGGGCTGCCGTTCCGTCAACCTGAAGGATGTCGAGCTTGTGGGTGGGCGTGACGCCGATGCCGACGGAGGTGTCCGCGATGAACGTCCCCGAGATGTGCCCGTGGCCCGTGTCGGTCACCCCCGGCGTCACCGCCTGAAGCGAGATGCCGCCACCGCCGACGTTGGGGGGAGGGTAGAGAGGCATCTTAGTCGGTCACCTCAGTGACTCTGCACGCGCCAATTGCGGCATCGTACAAGCCGTCCACGATCCCCGAATAGCACGGTTGCGGAATCTCGAAGTACGCGCCGGGAACCAGTTTCACCGTGAAGGAAGACGTCGAAGCTGTCGCACCGAATTTCAGGTAAAGGGTGGCACTCGCGGAGTCGTTGAAGAAGGTCGCTGCTCGGCGCGATGAATTGGACGCGAGGAGTGTCACGTTCGTCACGGACGCCGCGACGTTCGCGCAGGCCGCGTTCGCCGGCCTCGTCTCCCTCGTGTCCTGAGTCCCGCCGCCACCACCGCCCGTAGGCTGAACCATCCTCACCCAGTCGAGGGTGTTGACGTCCCACACCGCGCACATCACGGGAATCCCGGCGCGCTGTTCGTTGAGATTCAGGACGGACATCTGTCATTGGTCCTATGTGACCTTCGCCGTTTCGAGTTTTAGCTTCCAGATGACGCTCTTGACGCCCTCGAGGATCGCCGCTTCGCGCTGCTTCCGGGTCGAGACGAACGCGATCATCGGGGCGATCTCCTTCGCGCAGGCCTCCGCGATCCCGATCTCCAGCGGCCCGCCTCCGCGGAAGGTGAGCAGGACCCCGTCCGCGTCCACGATCTGCAGCATGAACGGCGTGCGCGGGGTCTGGGACGGCTTCTCGCCCTTCTTCACCACGGGCGTCCCTTCGCGATCTTCCCGACGAGCTGGCGCTCCGCCTCGTCCGAGGGGACCTCGCCGTCGGCCGGGACCCGGATGACGATGTTGTACGTCACCTTCTCGCGCGCTTCCTTGATCGCTTCCTCGATCTCGAGGTTCGAGAAGGCCGAGAAGACCGACCAGACCTGCGGCCCGAGGAGGCGGAAGACGCGGGCCGGTTCGTGGAAGAGCTGCTCTTTCTGGCAGACGAGCAGCCCGGCCGCGATCTCCACCGGGCAGGTGAAGAGTTCCTCGTGCTTCTGGTTCTCCCGGTGGACGATCACTTCTTGCCCTTTCGTGCCGCCGCCGCCCGCTTCTCGTAGTTCGGCCCCATCGCAACCTCGCCGGGCTTGCGAATCACGCCGTTGAAAATCATGGCCGCCCGCTTCTCGGCGTCCTTGAGTGAAGAACCCTGATCGAGAAATTTCTGCTTGACCTGTTCGTACGCACGCGGCATCAGCTCACTCCTCCGTTTCTGTAGGCTCGTCTGAGAGAAACGAACGCCAAGTCGTTCTTCTTGTCGTCGGCCGCCGCGATTCGGGCCATCATCGCCCGCGTGTGCGGGTCGGCGTCCTTGAACGGCTCCATCCGGCGCTGCAGCCGGACGTCCTTCGGGATGTAGGGCTCCATGTAGATCTGCTGGATGCCCTGCCCGGCCCCGTCGATCGGGTCGTCGCCGACGAACTTCAGCACGTCGTCGTCGTCCTTCGGGTCGCGGATGCAGAGCGGGATCGTCCGGATCAGCTTCGGGCAGCGGACGCGGTCGATCCGCCAGTCCGGAAAGCCGTCGGGGCCGATGCTGCTCATCATCTGGCTCATCAGCCGGTAGCGCCCCTTCCGGTCGCGCCCGCCGTTCTTCGGGAAGGGCAGGCCGTAGCTCTGGAGCACGTCGCCGAGGATGTCGGCGCGCGTCTTGACGGTGTGGTCGGCGCGGAACCAGTCGTGCGACAGGATGACGTCGGTGATCTCGGGCTTCGGGTCGAGCGGCTTGCCCATCGCGTCGAAGAGCGTCAGCTTCGCGATGGCATGGCCCAGTTCGGACGGCTCGAGGCGCGACTGCACGAACTCGTTGAGCGTGAAGACGCGCTTCCCGTCCGGCGTCGTGTGCCAGTAGACGGCCGACGGGTGGTCGTAGCCGCCGTCGATCGAGATCCACCGCGGCCAGTACGACTCGGGCTGCACCTCGTGCGGCAGGTAGCCGACGCGGTTGACGTCGAACTTGTGGAAGAACTGGCCCTCGAAGAGGTCAAACGACCCCCAGAGGTACTTTGACTGCAGGTCGGGGGCAAGGCCGAGGAGCTGCCGCCCGTACTTGGTGGTGAGGAAGAACTTCTTCCGCTCCTCCTCGGGCCAACCGAAATAGACCTTCGAGTCGACCTTCTCGGCCTCGGCCTCTGGCCGCACCCACTCGTAGTTGTCCCAGCCGAACGCGCGCAGGAGCGGGGCATAGTCCTCGGGACTCTCGTGTGTGAGGAACTCGCGGTCGAGGAAGACCCGTTTGAGGTGCGCGTGACCTTGCCCTCCCGGGTTGAAGGTCAGAGCGACTTTTGGCGTGAAGCCCCGGATCGTCGACCGGACGCACGACGCGAGAGTCCCCAGATCTTCCTCGCTGAACTCCTCGGCCTGATCGACACCGATGAGAGCGAAGTCGGCCATCCCGTTGTACCGCCGGACGTCGCCTTCCTTGTCGCCCGAGCCGATGAAGAGCTTCGAGCCGTTGGGGAGGTGCAGGATCTTCTCGTTCTTGGCGTAGTACTGCTCGAGTTCGGGGTACTCCGTCCAGAACTTCAGGACGTGGTTGTTGTAGACCTCCTCGTACGTCTTCCGCAGGAGGAGCGCGGTCATCCCCCTGTACTTCACGAGGAGCGACAGGAGGATGCCGCGGAGCGCAACCGAGTTGTGCGTCACGACGAAGTCGTCGGCGACGTAGAGGCCATCGGGATGCCCGATCGTGATGCAGCGACAGTCGGTGTTGCGCGAGAACTCGACGGCCATAACGCGACGGCCCCGCGCAGCCTCGTTCGCGCCGTTCTCTTTCCGGCCGCCGTACGGGAGGGTCGCCCGCTCTTTCTTCCGCGGCAACGAGAAGAGGTTCTCGTGGTTCTGGCCCTTGATCCAGACCCTAAAGGCCAGTCGGCCCGAACGCTTCTCCTTCTTCCAGAAGTACGTTGGGGTGAAAGACGTCAGGTTCGCCTTGTAGCCGAGCGAACGGGCCAGCCACTGGACGTCCTCGGCGAGCTGGCGAGAGGAGGTGCCGAAGTACGCGTGGCCCCTCTTGTCGGCCGATCCGTCGGTGTCCATCAGACCGCGAAGCAGTTCCTCCCGATCGGCGATGGGCGCGATCAGGTACTGCTTCGGGACGAACTTCTCCCAAGCCTTCTTCCCGGCGAGGCCGAGATCCCGGATTGAGCCGGCGACAACTTGATCAAATCCGTATTCGCGGGCGAGGTTGTTCTTCTTGGGAAGATCCGACCACGGCGTCGCCCCCAGCTCGGCGCAGCGCGCGACGATCTCCGGATCGGCCGACGTCATGCGGACGCGGTCGTAGGCGTAGGTGCCGCGGTACCGCCCCTCGGTCTCGCCACCGGCCACCTTCACGAGATCGACCCGCTCCTTCGCAACGAGCGCCTGTAGGCTCCCGTCGCCCAATAGCGCACCGAGAACGTAGGGCGCGAGCGGGAGATTCGCCGAGCGCTCAAATTCGACCGGCTTGGTCAACGGGATGTAGACGCGCTTGCCGGAATCGATGGTCTTCTTCAGCGTCGCCGTATCGATGACGGACCACTGGTGATCGCCCGGCTTGCGCGAGTGGTCGTTCTTGCCGTCGTAGCGCCGCGTGCCCGCGCCGCGGACCTTCCAGAGGTGATTCAGCGTGGCCTCGACCGACGCACCGTCATCGAACGTGACGCGGTAAACGTCCGTCTTCGGGTGGGGCCAGATCGCCAGCACTTTCGCCGTCGAACCATCCGGGCAAGAGACGAGATCCCCCGTGTTCAGATCGCCCATTTTCGCCGGACCAGATGGCGTGTAAACGTTGCAGTCACATGGGTTAGCCTTGCCGCCGCCTTTCGCCCCGCCGTAGGCGATCCAGAGATTCTCCGAGCGGTCGATCAGCTCCCAGAACTGGCGCTGCTTCGGCCAGAACTGGACGCTGATCCGCAGGTCCCCGGGCTTCCCGACTTTCTGGCCCATCAGTTCGTGGTCTCCAAGGCCAGCCAGAGCGGTCCGACCACGACGATCCCCCAGACCTCGCCCGAGACCTTCTTGATGAGTGCGACCTCTTCCACCGTGAGTTCGGCCTCGAGGACGCCGGCGATCTTCTGGGCGAGCTGCCAGCGCTTGAACTTCTCCGCCCCCGTGATCTTCTCGTCCGGGCCGCCGGCGCAGAGCGCGGCGACCGCCGCCTTGCCGACCGTGAGCGGGATCTTGTCGGCGGGATCGGAGATTTCCTTGCCGTAGACGTCGAGGAGGATCGTATTGAGCGTGATTTTCATCAGGGTCCTACTTTCACGACCTTCAGCCCCACGGGCTGGGACAAGTCGATGGCGTCCGGGACCTCGATCGTGATCTCTGCCATCTACTCTTCTCCCTTCGTTCTCATGCCAGCACCGTGTCGTAGGTGATGCCGACGCCGCCCGCGTGGCCTCCGGAACCGGATCCTGCGGCGGCCGAAAGCGTGTGGGCGACGGTCGAGCCGGTCGACTTTCTCCAGACGCAGACCGCCCCTCCGCCTCCGCCGCCGGTGGAGGGGCCGTTGCTCGTCGCCGCTCCGCCCCCGCCTCCCATGCAGCCCGACTCGGCGAGGGTGTAGACGACGTTCGGGGGCGGCATGATGCGCGCGGCGGCGGCTACGCCGAGCGCGCCGCCGGTCCCTCCGCCTCCGCCGATCCCGGAGCCGCCGGCCGCCTTGTCGGTAGCCACGCCGCCCGAGCCCCCGAAGGATCCGCCGGGGAGGGCCATGTCGCCGCCGCCCGTCCCGAGGTATTCGCCGAGGTAGGCCGAGGAGGACCCGGTGTTCGTCCCGGTCCACTTCTCGGAGACTGCAGCCGCGCTGTAGCGGTTCGCGCCGAGGGCTCCCTCGCCGCCCATCATGGCCCCGGCCACGTTCGTTCCCGAGAAGGCCCCGGCTCCGCCGTCGGCCCTGATCGTGATGGCCGTGCCGGTCGTCTTGTTGCAGACGATGAAGAGAATCCCGCCGCCGTTGCCGCCCTTGGCGTTGCCGCCCGTCGTCGCGACGCGCCCGCCGAGCGCGCTCCACGCCTCTTCCGTTCCGACGCCGGTGAAGCCGGAGATGTCGATGACGGCCGACGCGCCCGCGCCGTACAGTTCGTCGCAGAAGATGTAGAACGGCGTGCATTTGATCCGGAGCGTCACGCTCGCGTTGATCGTCAGCTTCCGGCAGCGGAGGATGCCGCCGGGGTGCGTCGTGTTGTCGTAGGTCGTGGCGCCCGAAATCGTGACGTCCGTGACCGAGCCGTTGTTGTACGGGTAGGAAAGCCCGGCCCAGCCGAAGATGTTGTCAGGGCCCACGGTGCTTCCACTCAAGCTCATCGGCGTCCACGCGCCTCCGTCGATCGAGTAGACGAACGACTTCAGCACGTTGTCGTAGGCGATCTTGGCCGATCCGGCCGCGGCGACCGCCGTGCCCAGCCCCGTGTAGTCCGCGAGGGTCAGCGCGTCGAGGCCGGCTTCGTACGGCCGCCCCACTCACCGATCTCCCCAGAAGTCAGGACTCACTTCGCGTCACTGATCTCCAGAACGATTCCGTTTCCCGCGAACCTCGTCGTCTTCGCGTTGTCTCGCTTGTAACGCTGGGGCATATACGCGTTCAGCGCACCGAGCATGAGCAGATCGCTCTTCTCCTTCGCACGCTCGAACGCGACGGCCTCGAGAGTGTTCTCGACGCCCTCCTCCTTCGACCTCTGGTACAACTCCTCGAACCGTTCGCTCTCCCTGCGCCAGCGAAAGACGAGGCTCATGTTGATCCCGGCGATCTCCGCAGCCTTCTTCGGGATCGGGTCGGTTCGCATCGCCCCGAGAAAGTCCTTCTCCCACGCGAGTTCCTGATCGGGATTTGCAAGTACGGTCGGAGTTGCTACCTTCGCGAGCGCGCGTTGGACCGAGTTCCCTCCCCGCGGGCCTCGTTTCGTCCGCGGCTTCGCGGCGTCTCTGGACTCGGGCGGAACGCTCGCTTCGCTCACTGGCGCGAATTCGTAGCCCAAGCACACCTCCGAACGCAAGTCAAGAATTCTCGTAAGCCCTTCTACCCAGAAGAGTAAAATTTTCACCTTGCGCGGGGGGAGGGAGGGGACTACCTTGGGGGGGCGTAGCTTACCGTAAGACGCGATAAGCAAGAAAGGCGGGCCCAGACATGGCCGAACTCGCCGAGGCTGGACCGAAACGGGTCTCGAAGCGCACCAAGTTCGAGGTCTTCAAGAGGGACAAGTTCAGGTGCCAGTACTGCGGGAAGGGGGTTCCGGACGTCGTCCTCCACGTCGACCACATCACCCCCCGGTCGAAAGCTGGCAGGAACGACCCCCTGAATCTGCTCACCGCGTGTGCAGGTTGCAACCTCGGGAAGGCCGACATCCTCCTCTCGGACGAGTCGGCCATCGCGCGTCGGCGGAACGAGATCGAGATCCGGGCGACGAAGCGCGAGCAGGTCCGGATGATGGCTGAGTGGGCCCGGGGGCTGGCCGATGCGAAGCGGGACGAGGAGGAGGCGGTCGTCGAGGCCATCAACCGGTGGATCCCCGGCCAGAGCATCAACGATATCGGCCGCGGCGACATCCGAAGGTGGGTCCGAAAGTACCCGCTCCCGGACCTACTCGAAGCCATCGACGAGGCCGCAACCGCCCACATCGACAAGGACTTCGACCTGTTTTGGAGGATGGTCCCGCGGTACGCCGTCCGGGTCCCTCAGGTCCGGGAGAAGCCGTGGCTGAAGCAGGTCTTCTACGCCGCGGCGACCATGCGCCGCCGCTTCGGCGATCCGAAGAGGGTGCTCGGGTTCGGCGTGAACTTCGTGGATGAGCTGACGAAGTACGTCGAGGGGGGCCTCCCGGTTGAGACGCTGGTCTGGCTCTCGGGCCACGTTCGCGACTGGGAGGAGTTCTGGGACGGCTGCAGCCAATTTTCGGACTACATACGGCCGATAAGAGGAGGAGAATGATGTACTTGCGTCTGTTCCACGATCTCTGGGACTCGTCCCTCATGGCGTCGAGCGTGCCGGTCCGGTGGCTCTTCATCACCATGCTCTCGATGGCAGACAAGGCCAGATCCGGACAGGTCGACGTCCCCCTGTTCATCCTCGCCCGACAGGCCGGGATGACCGAGGACGAGACCCGGGAGGCGCTGAAAGTCCTACTCGAACCGGACCCCTTCTCGCGGTCAGACCGTGCCATGGGTCGCCGGCTCATCCTCCTCCGTCCAGACCAGCCCGAGAGGGGCTGGGAGATCGTGAACTGGGACGTCTACTCGAAACAGTTCAGGGCCGAAGACCGTCGAAAGCAGACCGCCGAGGCAGTCGCAAGGTACAGGGCCAAGGTTAAAGCCGCTCAGGAACAAGGAGTTATAGGAAGTAAGCCAGAGGTAAGCACGAGTAATCCAGAGCCCTTACCCAGTAAGCCAGATGTAAGCGTCGAAAGCAATGTTAATCAAAATGTAAGCAAAAAACATAAGTGTGGTATGGTTTCAGTTGAGTTAGGTTCTCCCGTAGTGTTACCTGTGGAACTCTCGACTGAGGTTGGGGCGCCAGAAAAAAAGCCGAGGGGGTCTTCGAGGTTCACACCCCCCACGATCGACGAGGTCGCGGCTCACGCCCAAGGCCTCGGCTGGTTCGGATTCGACGCCGAGCACTTCCACGCCCACCACGAGACCCGCGGCTGGAAGCTCAAGGGCGGCGTCCTGATGACCTCGTGGCGAGCCGCCATGGTGACTTGGCGCAAGAACGACGGCGCCTTTGAACGAACCTCGACCACGCCGGCTCCGAAGATCCAGCTCCCGACTGAGAGAAAACCCCCAAGGAAACATCTGGTTAAGTTCTTTCAGGAGAGTGGTAACTGCAAGTTCGATGGCAAGTTCTTCTCCCCAGTCAGGGGCGGAAAGCAGTGGTACGCCGAAGACGGAGCCCGCCCAGACCGAACCGACAAGGGCGCCGACCCCAAAAACCAAGCCCTCAACGAGGAGGTCTACGCCGAGATGCGGAAAGCCTCCGGAATCACCCTCCCCGAGGCCCCGGCGCCCTCAGGAGCCACGATCGACCCCGAAGACGCCCCCGGGCCCCACGAACCGAGTTCGGGCCCCACAGAGCCTCCCAGCGCAGAACCCGCCTCCTCCGCCGCCTCTGCCCCGCGCCAGATCGAACTCCTCATCGAAAAGCTCGAAGGCGTGCTCCAAGATGCTGAAAATGAAGGGAATACCGCCATAAAAGCCCGCGTCTCCCTCAGACTCGGCCTCCTCCGCGATGAACTCGCTGCCGCCCAGCAGGCCACCGAAGGACCCCCGGAATGATCAAAATCCTCGACCGCACGAAAGACTGGAAACTCTCTCAGGGCAAGAACTTCTACTCGCGCTACCTCGCCGGGAAACGCCTCACACAGCGCCAAGCCATCGTCGCAAAATGCGCCGAGTGCTGCGGCGGCTACGCAGACGGCAAGGTCGACTGCCGCGTCCCGGTCTGCCCGCTGTACCCGCTGATGCCCTACCGCTCGAAGCCAGAAGGGGCCGCCTTGCCCGTAGACCCCCCAGAAACCCCCCCCTCAGAGCACCGGATCTCCCGAAAGCCGTGGGTAGGGCCGGACCGCCGTGATTCGCCCCGCGGACGACCCCCAGCCCGTCCCCCACGACCACGATGAAACCGGTTGGTTCTGCTTCACCCACCGTAACGTGCTCTTCTGCATAGACTTTGCGAGGACAATGGTATATACCCGTCCTTTGGGGTTTAGCGTGGCGAGAGGGCCGGATGGGACCCGGAAAGATGGGACCCGGATCCCGAGGGCATACCCCCTCCCCCCGGGGGGTCCTGCCCGGGACGAGGGCGCGCGGTCCGTCCACGAGGCGGCGCCCGGGCTGCCCGGCCTCGAAGCGCTCGCCGCGTGGCGCGCCGGCAGCACCCCCGATCGAGGCGACCCGACACCCGCAGGGCGACTTGCGCCCAGCGTCCGAGTACGCACGCGTCGGACGAAAGCGGCCCGAAAGCCCCGCCAATCGACGAAAAAGCTTTGACATAATACACGGTATCGGCCGCAGCGCCATGCCCGAACCGTGCTAACGCAGCGCGGAAGCCGTTGATTCTAAAGGCTCCGGCACTTACGCCTCGGGCGACTTGACAGACCATCACCATCTGGCGATTCCACAGGCGAAATTACGCGTCCGGTATGTACCCGTGAGGTGCAAGCCGAGCCCCTCGACGAGCCCGCCCCGGGCCGAGCGGAGCCGGCTGACGACACCTTGACGGCTGTTGAAAACCGCGCGCCCGCCGAGCCGGTTTCAGGGTCGATTCTGGGGTCAAAGGGCGTTTTTGCGGACGTCGATGTGTCGATCTTTCCGCACCTCAGACTGTCGATTTATCTACACAATTCAGACCCAAGTTACTGATTCTTCGTAAATCTGACAGAAGGTGCCTCAACGCTATAGGTCTGGGCGCGCTCTTGAGGGCTGCAGACGCTTAGCTCGACGGCCCCATGCAGATGCATCATTCGTACGGTATCTCGCTTTCGCCCCTTGACAGGGGTCCGACGAAGGACTACCTTTGCACTTGCCACGATGAAGGTGGCCCCCGCACCGGGGCTCTTTGACAACCAGCACCCCAGCCGACCCAAGGAAGGGCGGTTCAGCAGAGGGGCGGGGCGGCGGAGAGATCCGGCGCCCTGTTAATGCGGCGGCCGGGTCTCAAGCCCCCGGCACTCCGGTAACGCGCGGCCTTCGAACGCTCCAAAACGAAATAGGAGGACACCATGCATGATCTCAGAACGCTCATCGCTCTCAACGAACACCCGGAGCTGGCGCATCGCGGCTGCAGTCCCGACGTGAGTCTCGGATACGCCAAGTCGCGCCCGAAGGCGCGGAAGGTCAAGCCCGTCATCGTGGCGCCGGGAGCCGATTTCGAGGTCACGGGTGGCGGCACGATTTACCTGCTCCACCCTCTCACCGAGCAGGCCCGGCAATGGGTCGCGTCCTCGTAGGACTAAAGGAGTACAGCATGTACGACATCACGACTCTCACCCTCCCCACCGCCAGTACCCTCTACACCACCCTCTCGCGGATGGACGGGAGCGCACCCTACCGCGAGGCCGTGGCCCACATAGGAGCAACGACCCTCGGCGACGTTGTGCGCGTCCAGTCGGCGCTCTTTGCGCGGCTCTCGGTTGAGATCCCCGGATGGGCGGACGCGGACCTTGCCATTTGCGACGAAGTAACCGAGGAAATGAAGAGGAGCACGCCATGATGTCACTCAGCCAGATCAACGAACTCAGCCGGCAGGCGACCGTGAAGGCGGCGCGCGCCAAGAAGCAGCCCGTCGCCGTGGAGCGCGAGGACTTTCTCAACGGCACGGCGGACGAGACGCTGCGCCAGATCCCGTTTCTCGGCGACTACAAGCCCGTGGGCTGGTCGCTGATCCCGAGGAAGCACCTCTACCCGAGCCGCAAGGTCTCGCAGTACAGGCTGGACGGCCTGCTCTGCGACCCGTCGTACGTCTTCGTCGATGCGTCCGGATTCGGCGAGGAGGGCGAGGGCGCTCTCACCTTCGCGGAGTTCGTCGACCTCGCGTCGGTGAACCCGGGCGTGGGCTGGAGCGTCGTGGAGGCCGGGCAATTTCAGATCGTGGTCGCCGCGTGGAAGAAGCGCGCGAGCAAGAGCAAGAGGTGAGAGGCGCGGGCTTCGGCCCGCGTTAAACCCGCAGCCCCGAATCTCAAGCACGGGGCGGAAAGAAGGTCACCATGGAAGAACGCGCGAAGTACGGCCACGGGTCGATCGATCTGACCGACGAGATCATCGCGTACGAACAGGGCGAACTGGACGGGCCGCAGACGGTCCGCCTGTTCTCGCTGCTCGTGAAGAACGGCATGGCGTGGACGCTGCAGGGCAGCTACGGGCGCGCGGCGCGAGCGTTGATCCTCGACGGCTTCCTGTCGCGTACGGGCGACATCCTGCGGTATCCGGACGACGAGGAGGTGCAGCCGTGAAGAAACACCGAATCTCCGAAGAGAACGCGCCACTCATTTCGCAATGGCTGGAGGAGCGCGGTGGCATCCTCGTCTGGGATAGCGCCGACCTCTGCGACCCGGGCAAGTCGTGGACGACGCCGGCGCACAACGCCGACGGGACGCGCACGGGAAAGCCCTCGTGGCAGGCGCAGTCCGAACCGGCGCGCCGCATCATGCTGACCGACGCATCGGGCCGCAAGCTGCGCGACGCCCTCGACAAGGCCGGCCCCCAGAGCTGGCACGAGTTCGACTACTTCACGCAGGAAGCCATCATCTTCAAACCGGGACGCGTCGTCCCACTGGAAGAATGGAGGGAAGCATGAACCACTCCGCACCCCTCGTCCTCGCCCTGATCCTCTGCGGATGCGGCAAGGCGAACGACCCCGTCGCGCCCGTCTACCCGACACCCACGCCCTTCCCCGTCCGCACGGCGACGCCAGCCCCCCAGCCCACGCTGCCGTGGCTGACGCCCACGCCCACGCCCACGCCAACCGTCGGCGCCCCGGACGCGAAGTCCGAGAGGCTGATGACGTTCTACGTGGAGGACTCGGCCACCGGGACGCGAGTCCCGAACGCGGGGCTTGATCTGCGGGAAGTCCATACGAGCGCCAGCGTGCGCGTGGCGCTGCCCCAAGGCTCGGCCACCCTGACCATGAAGGATGGGGAATACTCCTACGCCCTCGGAGCCCCCGGCTACAAGCTCGCCACGGGCGGCATCATCGTCTGCTACGCGTGGCAGTCGATCACGCTGAAGATGGTGCGGCTGTGAGCGACGAGAATCCCGAGCGCCCCCAGCAGCGCACCTTCGCGAAGATCGTCAAGTGCGAAAAGTGCGGCGAAGACTTCCGCGTACTGCAGACCGGCCACCGGATCAAGGCCGAGGGCTTCCAGTGCATCGCCTGCAAGTCATCGCGGTACACCTGCCCGGTCTGCATGGACAGCGGCCACGTCCTGAACGTGGAGCGGGCCAAGCAGAAGCAGGAGGCTGGGCCGGGCACGCCCAGCGTCTGGGATCCGTGCCCGAAGGGCTGCACCGAAGAAACCGGTCGAACATCGGTACATCGGCGCGATCGTCGAGGGCGCGATCCTCGACGGCCTCCTCGTCGCATGAAGGGAGCTGCCATGACCAAAGCCGACAGTCTCCGCAAGCTCTCAGAATGGGCGAAGGAAACCCATTCCGACAGAGTGGACGCAAGGGACCGCCGCATTCCGCTGCGCTCTCCGCGCTGTGGGAATCGAGGGAGCGTTATGACCAAAGCCGAAAGTCTCAAGAGACTCCATCGGGTGGCGAGGCGGGAATCCTTTCGCCCATTCTTGCTGCCATACGGGGTGAACCGCCGTTGCGTACAGGACGCCCGCTCCCACGGCCTCTCCGCCGTGCGGGCGATCCGCTACATGGAGGATGACGCGATCCGCCGCGCTAACCCTGTTGACGAGCCTAACCGCCGTTACATCATCTCCGAATCCCGTCTCGCCTTCCGCGCGGCCTGCACGGCCGTCGGAATCAAGGGCCCCCTGTAATGCAGAGAGCGCGGGGCCTCGTGGGCCCGTTAAAGCGAGTGCCCGGTCTCAACTCCGGGCGGAAAGCGAGTACACCATGGCAACCGTCGCCTGCACCAAGGGGGGGCGCATCGCGCTCTTCTCGTCCGCTCACCGCGTCGTTCTCGCGATGTCGCCGGGTCTGGGCGAGGGCGAGCGCGCCCACTACAACGCGTTCGCGACGAAGCCGCTGGAGCCCGAGCAGTGGCTCGCCGGGCGCGAGGCGAAGGGCTGGACGAGGATCCCCGCGCCGTTCACGGTGTACGGGCTGCCCGGGAAGCGGGCCCTGAACCGCTGGTCGTTCGACTCTGTCGCGAAGGCCGTTGACGGCTGCAGGATCGAGCCGGACGGTATCTGTCAACACGGGGCGCCGAGCTGGCTGCTCGCGCTCAATCTGATCTGAGGGAAGCTGCACGCACGGGCCGAGGCCGACCTGAAGCGGACGTGGCGGCTCTGGAAGAGAGCGCGGGATCGCGAAGAGATCTGGCGCCAGAAGATCGCGCGTCAGGAGAAGGCGCTCGCAGAGAAGGGAGGGCCAAAGTGAACATCGTCATCAGCCCCACTGCGTACCACAGTGGCGGGATGCACCAGTACGTCTGCGGGCTCACTCTCGAGGAGCGCGACGCGGTCCTGCACGGGCGGGCTCTCGTCGCGTTCGTCTCGCGGGCGCGGGCCCACGGCAAGCACGGCACGCACTGGCGGGTCTGCAAGGCGGGTCCGAGGCGGCGGGTCTATCCGCGCGTCCCGAGCCCCGAGCAGCTCGCGCAGATCCTGTACGTCGCCGGGAGGATGGTCCCGTGAAGTGGAACCGTGCCAAGGTCGGACGCGGCTACATCAACGTGATAAAGGCCGGGCTGCCGGTCGGGAATTCGTACGTCGGCGTCGCGGAGTACACGTCCACGCGGGGAACGAAGCGGCGCCACCTCTACGCCGGGCACGCCCGAGACGGCACGCTTTGCCTTCGGAAGATCGAGATACGCCCGGGTGAGCCGTCACGCTGGGCGCGCGTTCTCACGTTCAAGGCCAATGTCGAATGCACGATGTGCTCGCGCAAGCTGGTTGCGTGGGCTCACCGTGAAGCAAGAAAGAGAGGTACACCATGAGAACACCTCATACGCTCGCCCACGCCATCCATCCGGCCGCGAGCGGCTGCGATCACGCCATGAATGAAGGGAGGCTCCCATGAAGAGCCATGAGCCAGAGCCCCGGAGGCTCTACAGGGCGATCCGTGACATCGGCAGGGAGGTAGTCAGGGCGTGGGGTCCGACACCGGGAAAGGCCGCCCGGGCCCTCAGGCGACGGCACCCAGAGATCAAGGTCCGCGACGCCCTCGTGACACGCGACCCTCGCACGTTCGAGCAGATCTGAGCGCACCCAGCCCCCGGAGGCTCACGCTTCCGGGGGCTTTTCTGTTTCTACTCGTCCGGCAGGACGCAGTCGCTGGCGTCCACCACCGGCAGGGGCGGGATGGGAGGCTGGCCGTCGGTCGGTGCGACCGGCAGCTCGCCCTGAACCGGCACGCCCACCTCGCCGCCGTCCACTGGCTCGTCGACCGGCAGGGGGAGCGGCGGCGTCGCCGGCTGCCTGTCCCCGGCGTCCTTCAGGTAGGCCTCGAAGAAGCTGATCTCCCAGCCTTCGAGCCGCGCGCCGTTGTTCGTGATCGCGTTCTGGAGCCACTGCGGCTTGGCTCCGCTGACCTGCTTCCACCGGGCGTACTTCTCGCGGCCGACGACCTCGTCGTGCTTGTCCCTGATCGGCGTGTTCATGCTTCCCCCATCATCCTTTTCCAGAGATCGGGCTCGACCCCGACGACCTGATCCTTCCGCAGGATCATCACAACATTCGGGTCGGTCTCGCTCGCGTCGGGCCTCTCGTGGAACGCGGCCGTGAAGCCAGCCCTGTTGAGGACGAGCGCGATGAACTCGGCGGAAGCGGGTGGATTCACGCGGAACGAGAGCATCGCGTACCCCGAGTGTGACAGTGACTGGAGGGGACCGTTCACTTCGGCCCCCGTTCCCCGAGCGCTCGCAGCGTGGCAAGCACGGCGTCAGCCGTCCGTGCCGCAAGCTCCGCCCTCAACGCAGCTTCCTCGACGCGCTTCTCGGCCTGCTCGACGCGCTTTTGCAACGCGTCCCAGTCGGCGTTGTATCGGGCGAAGGTCAGCTCGAACGTGCGTTCGCAGAACTGCCTGAAATTCTCCGTGTCGCCGTACTTCGGATTCAGATCCTCGCGAAGTGGTGCCATCAGCGTTCTCCCCACTCATCGCCCGCGTCCCAGACCATGTCGCGTAGCGCTTCGAGAAGGGCTTTCGGCGGGCGCGCGACGAGGTGGGCGTCGAAGAGGTTGGCGACCTCTTCGAGCAGGTCAGCCCGGCCATACTGTTCCCACACCGAGTGGCGCCTATCCTCCTCGTGTTGCTCCCTCTCGCGCTCCAGCCGCTCTTCCTCGAGCCCTTCGGGCGTCATCAGACAGACCGTGCAGCGGCCCCGGACGAAGTCGTGCCCGACCTTCTCGCAGCAGAGCCGGAAGCACGGGCGAGCGGGCGCTTCGTCCAGCGCATCCGGCATCGTACAGGCCTCGCGCGGGCCCGTGTGCCAAACGGTGGTGTACGTCGCACCGACGCCACGTCCGAGACTTGTGCCGTCACAGAACTCTCTGGCCGCGTACGAATGGTGCGGGCAGTCGGGCGGCTTGGTCGCGACGTGGTAGTGGCGTTCTGGTTCTGCGCTCATCTCTTCTTCGACCTCCGTGTTTCCTGCCCCTTTTCGGCGGCGCGCTTCCGTTCCTCCGATGTGCGCCGGAGCTGCCGGTGCGAGGCGCACGATTCCTTCTTCGGGTCGTGGTGGTGCTTGTGACTGATGATGAAGACGACGACCTCTTTCCCGCAGGGCTTCCCGTCTTCGATGATCGGGCAGCGACCCTTCAATGCCTTCATGCGCTGGGCTCCTCGTCCTCCGGCGGCGCCGCTATCGGGACGCCCATCCGTCGGAGCGCCGAGGCCGCGGCTGACGCCTCCCGCTCCCGCCGCTGCGCGTTCAGCCGGTCGCCCAGCTCGTCCATCCGGCGCATCTGGGGGGCGTAGTTGCCGATGAACCGGATGTCCGCGAGGGCCGTGAGTCGGCTCTGGTTCGGGTCGGGGTTGATCGGCATCACGCAGCCGTCTTCCTCGATCCTGACCATGATCGCGTTGTTCAGGATCTCGGGCAGGTAGCGCTCTGCCTTCTTCCACGCGGCGAAGCAGATCGCGACCCCTCCGGGCAGCTTCACGAGTAGAACCATAGGCGGCCTCCTTGGGACCCAGCATACCATTTGACTTTGACTTTCGGGAGGCGTACCTTTCCGCCCATGCAGAACCTACTGGGAAAAGGCCCACGGGATTCCTCGAACAGAACCCCGGTCCGTCCGATCAGGATCCCCGGCGAGCTTTGGACGACTATCAAGACCGAAGCGAAGAAGAATTCGACCAGCGCCTCGGCATGGGTCCGGGGCGCGATCGTCGAGAAACTCAAGAAGGTCCGCGCGAAGGCTTTCTGATGTCGGACATCTGGGACTCGCTGCTGGGCAGCGCCGGTTTCTATGGAGGTGATGATGAAGAAGTAGAGAAAGAGCGGACCTGCCCGCGCCCGGCAGCGGAACACACTTCGTGCGAATCGGACACGGGCGGGGCGGCCGGGAGCCCCGCTTCCCTGCCCGAAAAGAATGCGATCCCGGAAGAGCGGGCGGCAGCGGCCTTCGCCAAGCCCCCGCAACTCGACGCGATGATGGCCGTCATTCGCAACCGCGTGACCGGCGAAATGCGCGTCGTCAGGATGGAGCCCGACTGGGAAGTCTTGCCCCGCCTGAAGCTTCCGAAGGAGGCGCAGCCATGCCGCCGTCGCTCCGGGAAATCGTAAGCACGTTGCCGGGCGCGATCATCGTCGTCCTCATGCTTGCTGCGGCGGCCTCCGTCTTCGTCTGGTTCCTGCTGCGCGGCGCGGAGGGAGAGGAAGCCTGCGACTGCCCACGGAAGATCGTGCGTCGGCAGGATCCAGCCGACGGCTGGGCCGTCATCACCACTCACACCATCAACTGCCTGAGAAAGGATGTCCCATGAACGACAAGACTCTCGCCAAGCGTGGCGATGTTGCCGCGATCCAGACCTTCACGCCGCAGAACCTCTCGGAGGCGATGACCTTCGCGAAGCTGCTGGCCGAATCCGACCTCGTCCCCAAGGACTACAAGGGGAAGCCCGGCAACTGCCTCGTCGCGATGCAGATGGGAGCCGAGCTGGGCGTCGCCCCGATGCAGGCGATCCAGAACATCGCCGTCGTGAACGGCAGGCCCGCCGTCTACGGCGATCTCCTCCTCGCCCTTGTCCAGCGCTCGCCGAGCTACGAGTCCCATCAGGAACTCTTCGACGAGAAGACGATGACCGCAACGTGCGTGATGAAGCGGAAGGGCGACCCCGAGCCCCACCTCTCCTCGTTCTCGAAGGCCGACGCCGAGAAGGCGAAGCTCTGGGGCAAGGAAGGCCCGTGGACGAACTACCCGAAGCGGATGCTCCAGCTCCGGGCCCGCAGCTTCTGCGCCCGCGACACCTTCGCGGATGCGCTTCGCGGGATCGCGATGGCCGAGGAGGTCGCCGACTACGCAGAGTTCAACGCGACGGCCGAGCGCGTGGCGCCGGCCATGCCTCGTGAGCTGTCCGCTGCGCCCGAGCCCACGGTGCCCCCGGCCGAGCCCGAGACGCAGGGGCCCCAGCTCCCGCCGGATATCGTCCACCTCGTGGCGGCGAAGCCCGGCCGGAACGGCGAACGGAAGGACGGCTCGAAGTATCAGGCCTACGACCTCGAATGGGCCGACAAGGACGGGAAGCCCTGCAAGGAAGAGACGTTCTCCAAGACCGTCTTCGCCAAGGCACAGGAAGCCATCGCCGAGAAGAAGCTGGTCAAGCTGACGATCGAGACGCGGTCGACGGGTCAGCGCCACATCACGAGCATCGAGGCCCCGTGAACAGGAACCTGATCCGCGATCCGGATCACCGGTACTGGCTCGACGGGCGCGAGCTGATGGGCGTGTCGTCCGTGCTGAACGTGATCTCTCCCTTCAACTTCTCCGATCCGATCGCCATGCTCAGGGGCACGGCAGTCCACATGGCGACCGAGTTCTTCGACAAGCGCACCCTCGATCGCGAGACGGTGGACCCCGCCATCATGGGCTACCTCGTCGGCTGGGAACGCTTCCGGCAGGAGACGGGATTCAGCCCCAAGCTCGGGGAGATCGAGGTGAAGGTCTGCGACCCGGTCCTTGGCGTGGCCGGGACCTACGATCGCTTCGGCCACGTTGGCGGGAAGAGCATCCTGCTCGACATCAAGACCGGGGCCCGGCACTGGCGGTACGACGTTCAGGTCGCGGCCTACGACTACCTCCGGCAGCACTGGCTCACCGAGAACGAAGCGGAGCAAGTTGCCACGGTCTATCTCAACGAGAACGGCGGCTACGTCTACGACATCTGCCAGATGCGAAGCTCCGCGCTCTCCCTCTTCATCGCAGGCTGCGCCATCCAGCAGGCCCGCATTGCCTACGGAGATTGATCATGAGCGAACTCGACATCGTCCTCCCCGACGAACCGCCCCTCTCTTACCCGAGCCCGCCCGAGGAACTGCAGGAAGCGCTCGAGCTTTACTCGCCGCTCCCGCAGACCTTCCGGGTCTACAACGACACCGACTACGCGTCGGCCGGGGAAGCGCTGAAGAACCGGCTCCGCATGAAGAAGCTGATCGTGGACTTCTTCGCGCCCCTGAAAGCTGCCGCGCACGAGGCGCACAAGCGGCTGACGTTGGCCGAGAAAGAGAAGCTCGGCCCGATCAATATGGACGAGATCTACCTGAAGCGCGCGATGGGCCTCTACAAGGCGGAGGCCGACGCGGCTGCGGCGAAGGCACGCGCCGAGGCCGAGGCGGTGCTTCGGAAGCAGGCCGAGGATCGGCAGCTCGAGGAGGCCGCCCGGCTTGAGGCCGCCGGCCAGAAGAAGGCGGCGGAAGCCGTGCTGGCTGCGCCGACGATCGTGCCGATGCCCGCTCCGGTTGCCGCGGCGCCCGTGGTCGAGGGCGTTTCGTTCTCGACGACGTGGAAGGCCGAGGTCACCGACCTCCGGGCGCTCGTGCTCGCTGTCGCCGCCAACTACGATGCGTACGGTCACCTCCTGATCGCGAACGACTCGACGCTGAACTCCTTCGCCCGGTCGACGAAGGGCAACGTGAACCTGCCGGGCGTCCGTATCTTCGCGGAGACCGGGGTCAGGGGGCGGGCGTGAAGAAGGCCGACTACAAGCGGAAGGTTCGCGACGCCACGAAGGGCGCCACGAAGAAGTACCGCTGCCGGAAGTGCAAGCGCCCGATGTACGGCCCGGCGTGGCCGGGGCTCGTCGGCCCGTTCTACTGCGCCAAGCACGCGGAGGAGGCATGAGCAATACGGTACACCCCCTTTTCAACGACTTCATCTGCTCGTTTCTGGATCGGGACGCGCATGAGCCGCGCTTCAAGACGCTGGTCGCGTGGCAGGATGCCGGCAAGCCGGTGGTGGAGGAGGAGCGTCACAGCCCACTATTTGATGGCTCGCCGAAGGACTGGCACCTTGGGCCATGCCCCGGATTTGGCTGTGAGGCGTGCAATGACAACCTACGACATCGACTCGCCGCCAAGGACGCCCGCATAGCGGATCTCGAACGTGAGGCTCAGTTCAACGCCGGAGTCTGTGCCGACCACAAGAACGTGATCCGGCTCCAGAGGGACATGATGCGGGAGCTGGAGGCGAAGCTTGAGAAGGCCACGCCCCCGGCCACGGCCTCGGGTTGGCTTCAAGAACGGGATCAGCACGACGGGCAGATGCGGGAAGCACAGGCCCGAATCGCGGAGCTGGAGAAGCAGCTTCCCGATGGCATGGAGCACTGCAAGATCCGCTTTGTCGAATGCTCCGTGGGCCACGGGAGGCTGACGGCAACGAACTGGACAGAGACCCCGTGCCCGTGGTGCAAGATCAAGGATCTTGCGGCGAAGCTGGCGGAGGCTTACAAACGCATATCTGATCTGATGCCGGATTTAAGCGAGGCCCACCGCTGTATTGTCTGCCGTACCTGTACAGAGCGCATCCGCAACGCCGCTCTGGAGGAGGCGGCGAGAGCCGCGGTGGCCGCCGGAGCATTCCGGATCTTCGGCGCGTTTCAAGAGATTCGAGAAGACATCGCCGCCCGCATCCGAGCGCTGAAGAATGAAGCGCCGCAGAGAGCCCTCAAGACGGAGAAGCCATGAAGTGCCCCGGGTGCGTCAAGGAAGGGAGGGTCAGCAAGGTCTTCGTCAATGGGCTGACCCGGACGCTCCTGAGCTGGATGCCCTATTACGACGAGGACGGCAAGTACCACGACCACAATCCAAACAGGGAAACGCGGTTCTTCCGCTGCTCGAACGACCATGAGTGGACGACGGTAGAACTGCCGGCCTGCCCGACGTGCGGGAAGAGGGATCCCGCATGAAGCACGGTCGTCGTCACCAGTGGCGCTGCCGCTGCGACAAGTGCCCGGCGAAGGACTGCTGCCTGCGCTGGCTCTGCACGCTCTGCGCCCGCGTCGCCGTGAAGCAGCCGACGTCCCGCGTGCCAGACGGGCCGTGGCTCGACCCGGATTTCAAGCTGCGGTGGTATCTGCCGTGAAGCCGAAGCGCTCTCCCGCCGCCCTCGCCCTGCTCGCCGCCCGGAACGCCGCGCTCGAGAACGAGTTCGCAGGCCAGATCGCGCAGCGGCTACTCGCCCGACTTTACCCGTGGCGGGCGATGCAGGAACAGGCCAAGCCGATCCCGCAGTACCCGTTCATGCCGAGCCGGAAGTGGCGTTATGACTACGGCTGGCCGGACTACGGGCTCCTCGTGGACATCGACGGCGGGACGTACTCCCGAGGCGCGCACGCCCGGGGCGGTGGCATCGAGAACGATCGAGAGAAGGACGCGAACGCAGTGATCAGAGGGTGGGCCGTGATGAGGTTCACTTCGAAACAGGTGAAGAGTCAGAAGGCCGTCGAGTGGGTCGAGGCCTACCTTCGCCAGAGAGTGCCGGGTGCCTGATGATGATTCCGCTTTCCAAGGTGACGAAAGACCAGATCGGCTACGACGTGCCGATGTCCACGCTCCGGCGCTGGGTGGCGCTGGGCATCTTCCCGGGCGTGAAGATGGGCGGGCGCTGGTTCGTCGAGATCAACGGGGCGGTGCCCACGAACTGGGAGGCGGTCAAGCGCAGGGCGAAGAACCCGAGGCAGATCGAGCTGCCTCTCGATGAGGTGCCGGCGATCGAGGCGGGGAGGCTGGGCATCCGAGAGGAACCGCTGGTGCTCCGCGACCCCTTCGACCCCGGAGCCCCGGGCTGGGTGCAGGCAGCGGCAGACATGGCGGAGAGCGGCGAGCGGGTGCGGCCCGAACTGGCGCGGAACCTCCGGGCGTGGATGGAGGGCGTCGATCTGCCGGCGGACGAGCCGCAGGAGGATCCCGCGCTCTACCGGATGCGGGCACCCACGCCCGAGCGCGTCTACGTCCGCTCGTGGAGTGAGCCCAGCGCTCCGGACTGGGTGAAGGAACTTGGTGAAGTCGTTCACGCCGGCGAGGAAGTGGACCCCGGCGAGTTGGAACGCCTCCAGAACTGGATGCGTGGAATCGATCAAACATAACCAACCAACAAGAAAGCAGGTTCCTATGAAAAAACTCTTCGTCCTCGCCCTGCTCGCGCTGGCGCTTCCGCTGGCGGCGCAGACCTACATCGGGCCGAGCCCGACCTACCCCGCGATCCCCGTCTCCCCGGCCGTGGTCGGAGACACCGCCGACGTCCTGACGACGGCGGCTCACCTCGTCCGGTCCCAGACCGGCCTACCGGCCCCGGCCGATCGCGTCCTCTTCCGCGAGATCACACCCTGCCGGCTCGTCTCGACGTACCCGCTGTTCGTCCTCGACGCACCGTACGGGTCCATCACCGGCCTGCCGTACGACGTGAAGGCGGGCGAGACGCGGACCTACGACGTGCGGGCGCACCTGCCCGAGGGGAAGTCCAACCCCTGCGGCTGGGCCGTGCCCGACGCCGCCATCGCCGTCAAGGTTCAGGTCTGGTCGATCAACGACGGCATCGCGAAGGGCGCGCTGTCGTTCCTGACGGCGTACGTCCCCGTGTTCTACCCGGCAGACTTCAGCTTCCTGCCGCTGTTCCTCGAGTACGGCGGGCACGTCGACCTTCCGCCGGTCGAGACGGTCTTCGGCGACGTTCAGGCCGGCGACGTGGCGCTCGACGAGGCGCACTCGATCACGCTCGTCAACGCCGCGGCGAACACCGACCTCTTCGTCGATCTCCTCGGCTACTACATCCCCGACGACACGCCGGGCGTGGCCGGACCGGCCGGAGCGCGCGGGGAGATCGGGCCGCAAGGTGAGCAGGGCCGCCAAGGCCAGAAAGGAGACCAAGGTGAAAAAGGAGTCCAAGGAATTCAAGGTGTATCTGGAGACCCGGGCGCCCAAGGTCCGAAAGGAGATCCGGGCGCTACTGGCGCAACTGGGGTGGCAGGTCCAAAGGGAGATAAAGGCGACGCGGGTGATCGTGGTTTACTTGGTCCCGCTGGACCTCAAGGAGAAGCGGGTCCGAAAGGTGACAAAGGAGACCCCGGAGCTGCTGGAATTCAGGGACCGCAAGGAGTCGCAGGCGTAAAGGGTGATACCGGAGCGCAGGGCCCGGCCGGCATAGGCTTACCCGGGCCAGTCGGACCTCCGGGTCAGCCGGGGGCGAACGGCAAGGACGGCAAGGACGGCGCGGACGGCGCCTGCCCGCAGTGCCACACCTGCATCGTGCCGCCGCATATCGTCGTGGGCGAACTCAACACGCAGAACAACTGGTGCTCGGTCACGATCGACAACAACGTCATCGCGGTCTTCGATAGCTACGACGGCGGCGGCAATACGGCCATCGCCATCGGGTCGAAGACTTTCAAGGTTAAGGACGGCGGCAAGTGGTGTACGCTCAGTTGCGCGAACCCGGCCGTCTCGCTTTTCGCCCCGAATCAGTAACGCATTCTGCCCGGCCTCTCGTTCGCGGGGGGCCGGGCGTTCTTCTACGGAGGTGGCCCGATGAAATACAGACGCTCCCTTGACCCGGCCGCTTCGCTGTGCCCCGCGCTTGCGGTGCTGCTCGTTGTGGTGGTTCTCCTTTTCGCGCTTCTCCTGACCGGCTGCACCGAGGGCAACTCGCCCGTCGAAGACTGCGGCAACTGCGCGCCGGTGGGAACGCAGCCCCCGCCGGCGAGCCTCGTCTACGAGGCGACCCAGCAGGGGAGGGCCGACGCGCTCGCAACCTGCCCCGGCGTGGCCGACGTGACGGACTACCCTACCGACATCGAATGGCTGCTCTGCGATTTCAAGGTGGGCTCCTGCTGCGCGTGGGGCAGCACCAGCCAGAGGAACGGCCACATCCGGATCTCGATGAGCAACCACGACAACGTCCTGCCGCTGGTGCGGTGGGAAAGCCGGAACTGGTACTGGCTCTTCGGTGGCTGCTCGAATCAGATGGTGGCGAGGTATCGACTCGGGGAAATGAAATGACCCGCGCCCGCAAGGCTCCTCCCGAAACCACCGCCATTCAAGAGGTCCGCGTCGCCATTGCGAAGGCAACGGACCCGGTACGGATGACGCTCGCCGAATATGATGAGTTCCTACTCGAACTGCGTGAAGAGGTCCGTACCCTCATAGAGTGCCGCGAAGAAGAACAGAGGGAGAAAGAATGACCGCCATCTGGATCCGGAAGTCGACGGGCACGGGGACAGTCACCTTCACGTCCTCGAATCTGGGGACGGGCATCCAGACTCAGGTCGTGACCGTCACGGCGAACTGGCAACGGTTCACGATCTTCTTCGGCCCTCACGCCAACACGGGGACCTATCCGAACCTCGTCGTCAGGATGACGTCAGGGACGACCGGCGACTACTTCGTCTTCGGGACGCAGGCGCAGACGGGCCTCGGCTCGGCCACGAATCCTTCCTACGACGGAGGCTGGTGCCTCACGACCTCATCGGCGCGGCCCATGCAGCTCAACGCCGCCGGGATCCTCGCCACGCCGATCTCCGGCCAGACGTACGACTTCGACGGCCCGATCACTCCGACGTACGAGACGGCCCCGTTCGGCCTCGACGTGGCATTTGCGGACTTCGGGGCGGCCATCGTGCGAGCGCGCGGCGCCGGCGTGATGAGCATTTACTGGGTGCGACCCGACGGGACGACCGTGGCCGTGAACTCGGGCCACCAGATGCCGAGCCTCCAGTCCGTCCCGCGGTACGACATCGAGACGCGCTCGAACGAGCACGAACTGTCGCTCGGGCTCCGGATTTCGACTTCGGCGAAGGACGCGTGGTTCGTCATCCGCCGGATCTTCGCGATGCTGCAGCCCTCGGCCAAGGGGCCGCGGCGCGGGAAGACGAACTGATGAGCACGAAGCGCGTCGCCCTCGTGAAGCTCGCGGAGCGGTACACGGATCCGGCCCTGTACCAGATCCTTCAGGAGATCCGCGACAAGATCAACGAGCTGATCGACGAGAGAACCACGGGCGTCGGCACGCTGATCAACGGCGTCTGTACCGTGAAGAGCGCGGAAGTGCTGTCCGACTCGGTGATCCACCTCGAGTGCCTCAAGCCCATCGGGATCCCGGGCACGCGGCTGGAGGCTCTCGCGAGCGAGCGCGTCCCCGGGTTCAGCTTCATCGTTCGCAGCACGAGCGTCTTCGACAACAGCACCTTCACTTGGGAAGTAGTCAACGACTAATAGGAGGAACACCATGCCAGCACTTCCACAGCCCATTGATCCGAAAACGGGGAAGCCCTACGTCGCCAACGACGCCCCGGACGGATACGTTCCGGGAACGACCAAGTACGACCCGATGAACCGAGACACATGGTCTACGTTCCCGGCAACGCCCCCCGACAACCAGCCCGGAGCGAAGATGGTGCCGCCGCCGCAGACGGAAATCATCGACCCCCCCGACAACAAGCCCGGAGCGAAGATGGTGCTGCCGCCGCCGCAGACGGGAACCATCTACCAGTCCGACTACCAGTCCGACTCGCCGTCCGGCGGCATCGACACGACGAATCTTGGGTTCGATCCGAACCGCGGAACGTATGGGCACACGGACCCCAGCGCGTATGCGCCCAAGCCGCCCGTTGACAACACCTTCTACGGCGCGAACACGCCGGGGATGGCCGGCAAGGGCGTCAGGCCGAGCGCGATGAGCGGCGGCGCCGTGACCGCCGGGCGACCGGCTCCGGGTGGGCAGGCTGCTCCTCGTACCGGCGGCGTTCTGCCGCAGGCCACGGCCGGTGGCGCTCCGGGCGCTCCCGCTCCCGGCACGCCTCCTCCGCAGGGCCCTTCGCGTTTTCGTCAGATGGCGAATCAGCCGCCCGGCAGGAGGAAAGGTCCGGGCCGCGGCTGGTAGGAGGCCCCATGTACAACGTCATCAACCGGAGGCGAAAGCTGACTCAGGAGGGCCGTCCACAGACGGCCGCAAACAGCGCTTCGTCTACCGGCTGGGGTAAACAGCGGGCCGCCGTTCAGGGCGCCGGCTATGACGCCCTTATCGCGCAGGAGATCATGGCGCGCGCCGGGAACGACCCCCTGAAGTTTCTGGCGATGACGTCATCCTCGCCGTCCATGAGCGCCATTGACCACCTCCCCGGGAGCACGCCCGCGGAGAAGGCGAAATACTACGCCGACTACATCGAGAGCGGGTACAGCATGGGGCTAACCGCATGGGACATGATTCAAGCCAAGCACGATGAAGGTTTGCGGGGCGCGATGCCGGCCTCGGCTCCGGGGCAGACATGGAAGGGAAACGGGGCCGATGCCGCGAAGACCAGCTTCGCAAATATCGGTTCCGGCACGATGGATCAGCTTAAGCAGTCCGTCGCCAGCGACCCGAACTATGCGACCCAGAAGATGCAGCAGTACCAGACGACGGCGACCGGCGGCAAGCCCGCGGCCGTCTCTGGGCCGAACGCTGCCGGCGATGCTGGCGCGCAATCCACGGCCGGTGGCTCGTTGGGGTACGGGACACAAGAGGATGCCTCGGCTTCGACCACGCCCATCGTCGATCAGGAGGTGCCGCCCGCCACGGCCGCTCCGGCCGAGGCGATCCAGAACAACGCGAACGTCGTCCAGACGCTGAAGAACACGGCCGTGGCCGGCGCGACGAATCAGCCCACGGCCCCGGCTGGCAGCGGGGCGATGTCCTATACGCCGGGTCCGGGTTACACGGCTCCGACGAACCCCGTGCAGGCCACGAATCCAGCCGTCACGGTGTCGAAGCCGACGAATCCCGGAACGCTGCAGGGCAGCGCGCCCGGCGCTTCGGCGCCCACGCCGCCAGCATGGGCGACCGGGGCGCGTGGGCCCAGCACGATGCGTTCGACGGCCCAGCAACAGGGCGCTGACCTGTACGATCCGCGGAAGAAGCCCATCACGGCCGCAATCAACCAAACGCCCGGTGCCGCTGGCACCTCATAAGGAGAACGAGATGTTCCCGATCCTGAAGAAGCGCCGCGAGTACCTGAAGCAGTCCCTGAAGGACAAGGGCGGCCCGGTCGGCGATGCTCCAAACGACGAGGGCGACGGAGATCATGCCGCGCTGGCGGAGCACCACAAGAAGCTGGCCGAGCATCACCATGCGCTCGCCGAGGAACACGGGAAATTCGCGACCGTGCCGGCCGTCGAGGACACCCCGCAGAATGCCGAGCAGGAATCCTCGCCGTACACATCGGACAACGAGGAGGGGCCGAACGCGATCATGTTCGGTGACTCGAGCGAGAAGCCCCCCGATACGGTCGAGACCGCGAAGTACGGCCCCGTCGAGAGCGAGGAAGAGGAGACGCCCGCGCACGAGGCTGGCGAGTCCAAGGAAGTCGAAGCGATCGAGGAGAGCCGGAAGCCGGCCCTCGGTCTGAGCTGGGAGGAGGGCCATTCCCTCCGGAACAGCGACGAGGAGCACAAGCCCCTCTCTCGCGGCGGCCGGTCATTCCGCCCCTTCAAGAAGGGCGGATCCTTCAAGCCCTGATGACCAGACCGCCCGAGCACGAGCTGATCGCCAAGTGGGGGTGCGGTGACGGGGATGCCTCCGCTCTGATCAGTTCGCTCTTCAATGCCTCGCACCTCGCCGACGACATCGTCGACATGGACAGGCCCGAGATCACGGGCACGCTCGGGCGGCGGTCGGCGGCGGTCGCGAAGCTGCTCGGGATGGTCTTCGTCGAGATCGTGGGGAACCCATTCTTCAGGCGGCACAGCAACAGCCTGACGCCGCTGATCGTTTCGGCTCTGGCGTACTGGGACGCGAGCAACGACTGGCTCGCGGAAGATAAGGTAGAAACGAAGATGTTCGCGTTCGTCCACAGGGAAGCGCTTGAGCGCGTACTGGGGATGATCGCCTTCCTCGTCGGCGGCTGGGAGCACCAGCGTGCCGTGATCAGAGAAGTCCACGAACTGTTTCACGGTGCGGGTGCCATCCAGACCTTTGAGGACTGGCGGGCGGAGGTGGCAAATGGGCTTTAACGAAGAAGGCGACTGGCTCGACGAGGATCCCGGCGGCGGCGGCGACTGGCCGATTGATTTCACGGACCCAGATCCCGGCGGCGGCGGCGATCCGGGGGATATTTTCGGGCCATGGCAGCCGGGCGACGAGCCGATCGGCTGGGATCCGGGAGACTACACTCCCGGAGGATTGCCCGACGTAGACGAGAATGGGGACCCGCTTGTGTTTGGGGACGACACGGGCGGGGGCGGATATGGTTATGACCCAAACGGCCTCTATTTCTACGAGGACGCGAACGGGAAGCACTACCTCGACGAGAACACGGGGAACTGGAGAGACGACGCGCCCACCGGGAAGGAATACTACGGCTACGGCGCCGATGGTGGATACAAGTACGTCGATGCGTGGGGCACGGTCCATTCTCTCGATTCGAAGACCGGCGAGTGGACGGTAAACGCGAACGAGCCGCAGGGCCCGGTCGACGAGGGGACGATGGGCGTGAACGAGAAGGGGCAGGTCACGAGGGACGGGAAGGTTGTGACCAACCCGGTCACCGGACAACCTTTGAAGGCGGCCCCGAAAGCAGTCACGCCATCCGGGAGCGGCGGCGGCGGGAGCAGCGGCGGCGGCTCGTCCAAGGGCTCCTCCAGCGACACCATGAAGGCGCTGCTCGACGCGGCCAAGGGCCTGTTCGGCGGCACGAGCTACACGAAGGGCCAGTCGAAGAACACGAAGACGTACCTCGGCGACACCGGCCAGATCCAGCCGGGGAGTCCGTTCGATCTCGCGCTGCAGGGTCATCAGGCGGGCGCCAGCAAGTTCGGGAACATCTTCGACGACGTTCTGTACGGGGCAGGGAACAAGCCCTTGACGACCCCTCCCGTCACGACGCCGCCTCCGGCGCCGCCGGACGTTCCTCCGAATCCTCCGGCCGGCGGTGGCCCGGGTGACCCGGCGCATCCGGGTCCCGGCGCGGGGCGGCCAGCGGTGTCGCTCTTCCGTCCCCCCAGCCCGACAGACGGCGCGGCGACGCCTCCGCCCGACGAAACCCAGACCGAGGTCGATCCGATCACGAGGCAGCCGAGGATAAAGCGTCCGGGCGGCGGCGGCGTTGGCGGACGTCTCGGCGTTGGCGTTGGTGGTGGAGGCGGTACAACCAACGCGAACTGGATGTACCTCTTCTAAAGGAAGGATGTGATGTACAACGTCAGCCGATATCAGCTCGATCCAGAAGAGACGGAGCCGCGTCCCTCCCCGACCCCTGCGACCAATTCCGCTCAGGGCTGGCAGAAGCAGACGTCCGGTCAGTGGGCGTGGATGGGGCCCGGTCCCGAGCCGTCGCAGGATCAGTGGCCGCCAGAGGTAGTAGCCCAGAGACAGGCTGCGGCGCCCCCTCCCGCCCCGCCCCCCGGCCCCGGCACCGCACCTCCGAACCCGCCCGCGAAGGGCGTCAGCATGAGGCTGGGGCCCCCTGTCGGCGGGACCACGGCGACTGTGCCCGGCGGGAGCGCGCCCGGGCCCGCTCCGGCCATCTCACAGACTCCCCCGCCAGCTCCGGCTGGCGGTCCGGTGCCAGCCCCCGCGCCCGGGCCCGCTCCGGCGGCCGGTGGCGCGCCCGGGCTCCTCGATGTCCTGCGCGGATTCATCACGAACCCGGAAAGCGGCTACGACACGAAGGCCGGGAAGACCCTCGCGGAACTCGCTTCCGGTCCGAACGCGCAGGAGCAGGCGCTCTACAAGCAAACGGGCACCTACGGCACGACTTCTGGCGCTGACGAGTCGCTCCTGAGGAAGAAATATCAGGACATGATCGAAAACGGCGGCTTCGACGCTGCCACGAAGCAGGCGCTGACCGGGATCGCGCTCGAAACGGCCGCTACGCCCTTCAGCGTCGAGCGCGAAAGGGCCTCGAGGCTCGCCGCGTCGACGAATAACCCGCTCGCGAGCGCCGTTTCAGGCGTCGGGCTCGCCCGTGACGCCTCGCGGGCCATGACGGACGCCGCGCGGAAAAACACGATCGACATTTTCAACGAGCGGGAGCGCCAGAAAGAGGCGGGGCTCAGGGGAACCGGAGACGTCGCTGGCATCGCGGCGAACCGGCAGCAGTTCGGCATCACTTCTCAGGCAGGACAGAACGCGCAGCAGATCGGGAAGGCCGCGACGGCGGCCAGCGGGCTCACGAATCTCGGCCAGAACATCTTCGGGCGCAAGACGACGGGCGCGCAGGGCCTGATGACGCTCGCCCAGCTCGCCGCGCAGCAGCAGGCGGCGCAGCAGGCCGCTCAGGACGCGATTCTCAAGCAGGGTCGCGAGGATCACACGGAAGGCGCGTCGACGACCGTGAAACCGAGATAGGGGGCGACTATGACCATGATCGGGAACTCCTTCAGGATGCAGGGTCCCTTCAGCGGGATCATGGACGAGGACTATCCGGGCTCTCCGTACCAGCTTTTCGAGCCGGATGATGTCGCGGACCCGCAGCCATCGCCCTACAAGGTCGCTTTGGAGAAGCAACTCGCAAGAGAGGGCACTGGATCGTCGGATCGGCGCGGCTTTTCGGGTAACGTGAGCCCGTATGAGCCCGGGTACGAGCCGGAGCGCGCTGCCCAAGCGGTTCCCGACAAGATCGCCTCGGCCGGGAACGCCCCTGAGCCGGATCCGGCCGGTGTGAGGGGAGAAAAGCCCCCCGCCTCGAGTCCAGAGCGTCCGAACGACTACGGAGACGCGGCTGCCGCCCCGGACAGGCCGAGAAGCCCGGCGTGGGACGCCGTGAGTCGCATCGATGCGGAGATCGCGGAGGAAAAGCGCTCCGCTGGCAGCTTGGTGTCAGGGATCGCCGGTCTTTTCAGTAATTCCAGCTCGCGGTATCAGCAATCGATGAAGATGCGCGACCTTCTGGCCGAACGGAACGAATTGACCCGTCAGGCCGAGTACGAAGACAACCGGAGGTCGACCGAACCGATGGGGAAGACGTTCGACGTCGTCAGGTCGGACGGGACGCACCGGGTGCAGATGACTCGTGGCGGCCAGCAGATCGATCTCGGTCTTAGGCCGGAGAGCGACCGCGAAAAGGCGGCCAGAATCCACGCGGACTCGGCGGAGAGGATCGCCAAGGCCAAGGCTGCCGCGATGGTGCCCGGGAAGGAGCAGCTCAACGAGAACGGCGAGGCCACCTTCTTCAACCCGGTCACCCAGCGGCAGGAAGTCATCAAGGCCACGCAGGAGTACACGGCGCAGGGCCCGATGCCCGATACCGGGTTCGCCGGAGTGCCGGAAACGGCCGACGTGCCGTTCAGACCGAAGCAGCCGGCGAAGGAGACGACCCCACAGGCGGTCGGCCAGCCGATCGTAGACAACGACGGCAACGTGTCGGTCATTATGAAAGACCCGACGACCGGGAAGATGGCGCTCACGCGCTTGGGGGGCGGCGGGAAAAAGACGCAGCCCAAGGCCGGCTTCGACGAGAAGGTCACCCCCGCGATCGTCGCGGAAACCGAGCGGGCCTACCAGAAGTGGGAATCCGGCCTCGGCTCGACGGCGACGCCCGAAGAGCAGGACGAGATGCGTACCAAGATCAGGGACCGGATCGTTGGCGATTTCAACTTTCACGTCACTCAGGCGGGCAAACCGGCACCGTTCGCGCCGAAGCCGCAGCCGGAAGGCCCCGCGGCGCCGCCGCCCACGGCGAACTATACGAAAGAAGACTTTGCGGCCGGCAAGCCGCCGAAGAACGGCGACGTAGCGATGATGCGCGACAAGAAGACGGGAGCGATGGCCCCGATGCGATTCGACGCGACGAAGGGAACGTGGGTGTCGGTGAAGTAGCGTGCCCGAATCGTTTGCTCCGCCGCCGGGCTTCGACTTCGCCGACACGAACGACCCGACGTCGCCCGAGCCGGAGAAGAAGACCTTCGCCCCTCCGCCGGGCTTCGACTTTGCCGAGCCGGAGAAACCGAGGGCGCCGAAGTATGCATTCGAGGCCACGGTCGAGGGTGCGATGCCGACCGACGAGCCGGTGGGAGAGGCCATGCCGCCCCCTCCGGCGCCACTCGCTACGTCGCCCGGGATCATCGAGGGGCGGAAGGCCCATGCCGCGGCGACCAGTCTCTCGGCCAAGGCCCTCGACCAGCTTTTCGAGAATCCGGATCCGGCCGCCGAAAGCACGCTCGATCCGAAGACGCAGGCCCTTCTGAAGCAACTGCGGGCGAAGAAGGCGCTCCAAGATCAGATTGCCCCCGTGACGACAGAGCCGCTGATGGCCGTGTCGCGTGGGCTCGTCGAGCAAAGAGACAAGAGGGCCGAGTTGGCGAAGCTGCAGCAGGAGCAGGAGGCGGAGAACGCCTCGCGGCCGGGACTCCTCGGCACGGCGATCAAGTCTCTCCCCGGCGCGTTCGGGATCGCCTCGACACAAAGTGCGCCGCTGGAGGTGCCGGCCGTCCCGGGTAAGCCTCTCGTTGCGAGAGACGAGGATCTGGTCCGGCGCTTCCATGAGGCCGGGGCCTTGGCTGCGCCAGAAAGGGAAGGGATCCAGACCGAGGGCGTCACGTCGATCCCGACAAATCTCGAAAAGAACGTGCGCGGCGTCGGGGAGATCATCGGGCGCAGGAACGAGGCCTACCAACAGACCATCACGGAGCCGGTCGCGAGCGCGGCGGGCCATGCCGTCGCCGGAGTCCTGACAACGCTCGGCGTTCCCAAGGACGCCGCCACCACTATCGGTCGTGCTGCGGCCTCGCCGGTTGAATTCATCACCGCGCTTGGCTCGCCGACGAACGCCTCGCTCCTGCTCGGGCTTCCGATCGTTGCCGCGGCAGCGCCGGTAGCCGTGCCCTATGTCTCGGCCGCGATCACGAGTTACTTCGGAGCCGAGGGGGCTGTCGGAGCGGCGCAGGGCCTAACCGATCTGACGAAGAACTGGGACGCCCTCTCGCCGGAAGAGCGCGGCGTTGCGATTTCAGGGATTCTCGCGAGCGCCTACATGGCATTCGTACCCGGGCTCCACGAGAAGGGCGCCAAAGTACACGAAGCAAACAAACACCTCTACGACCAGTGGCGAATGCGCCAGCAGTTCGAAGGCAGACCACCGGGCGAAGAACCCCTCGACGTGGAGACCGCGGCGAAGCCTTTCGCCCCGCCCGACGGCTTCGAGTTCGCGCCCGAGCCCGTCGGCATCGCTGCCAACCAGCGGCCGGATCTCGCCGACGAGCTGCCGCCCGGAGTCGACGCCACGGGGCTCGGCCCAGCGCCGCCACCGCGTCCCGTCGAAGCGCAGGGCCCGACAATTCCGATCGGGCTGAACGCCGAGCGCGGCGCCGAAGGCCCGCTGCAGTTCCCGCCCGTCCCGCTCGCGGAGTTCCCGATGCTCAAGCCCGAGCTGGCGCTCGAGCTGGGCCCGGAGCCGCAAGGCGGCCCCGCCGGACCCCGCGAGCAGTGGCGCTACAAGGGCCGCGTCCTCGAGACCGCCCAGCGCATCGCCGGCGGCGAGGAAGTGACGCCCGAGGCTCTCCGGCAGCAGTACGCGATGAGCAGGAAGAACGCCGAGGAGCTTCTCTGGGACGCCAAGAAGAAGGCGATGGAGATCCCCTCGGTCCGTCAGGAGCCCACCCCCGCAGAGGCCGCCCCGCCGAATGCGGCTGCCCGCCCAGAAGCCCGCCGCCCAGAGGAGCCGCAGGCCACGACCCCACCCGTCCAATCCACCGAGGCCGTGGCTCCTCCTACCGTAGCCGAGCCCCGCGGCCGGTACGACGAACGGGTCACGCGGGCAATGAGAGAGGCGGGCTGGGCCGAAGGAGAGATCGAGCCGCGTCTCGAAGCGGAAGAACAGCTCTTCCGACAGATCGACGTCCATCGCGAAGAGCAGGCGAAGGCAAAGGCCGACCCGAACTACCACGCCGTGCCGTTCAAGGTCGTCGCGACGCTTCCGGCCGAAGCCGGGACAACGCTCGTCAAGGAAGCGAACGACAAGTTCGCGAAGAACCAACACCTCCTCTCGGCGCCGGACAAGAGTGGCGTTCGCGAGGCGGAGCTGAAGACGGATCACGGGCTACCGTACCGGCTCATCGTCGCCGAAGACCCGGGCGGCGGTCGGGCCATCGCCGTCCTGAACGGATCCGGTCGTGTCCACCTCGTCGTGGCCGACTACGACCGCTCCCGCTACAACGGCCGACTGGATCCCTTCACGCCGACGAATCGCGTTCAGGCCCGGATGTCGGAGCGGGGCGTGAAACGCGGTCCGGACGAGGCCTACACGCCCGCCGGCGGCCAGATGGTTCAAGACCACCTACCCCGCAAGGCCGAGGTCCCGGTCCTCGAAGCGATGCGGGGCGCCGAGAACGAGCTGGCCGGGACGGGGGACATCAGGTACCTCCCCGGCGACTCAAGGGCGGGTGAAGGGCTTTCTGCGGCCGACGTCGCGAAAGGACTTGAAGATCTCCGCACGGCGACATACCATACCTCCGAAGGCGACGCGGTACTGGCCGCAGCCCGGAAAGCGAAGGAGACCCATCATGGCGAATGGCAAGAAACTGGCGGCGTTCTTCGCGAGGGTCAACCCGAAGCTGCCGGCGCTTATGGCCGCGGACCACGCAGCGATGTTGAAGGAGCCCTCGTTCGAGCCCCCGTCGGGCCCGGTGGCCTACCAAGGGTTCAAGGCACCCCGCTCGCCGCAGCAGAACGCGGCCATCCACGCGAAATCGAAGGGTCCGCTCGGGTAGAGGCGCCCCGTGACAGGAAAACGCTCGACCTCTTCGGAGCGGAAGCCCTCCCGAGTTCGGGAAGGCCGGGTGCTGCTCACCCAGAGCTGGCGCCGGCAGTCCGAGAGAGTGTCCTGCTTCGGGCCGCTGTCGCTGCCAGACGAGGTATCGAAGAACTGCGTGGACGGCTTGATAGACGACAGTCACTTAAGAGCGACTTACGAGCCCGAACCGTCGGCACCAGAATTGCCGACGATCTTCAGGAGAAGGGTGTCGTCTCGCTCGTCGGGCTCAAGGTCCGGCAAGGCGAAGGCTTCATTGAAGACCTCGCGACCGTCGGCCAAGTAGCCCGCGACAGTCGCTTCGAGACCCTCCGCTACCTCGCAATCCGCGACGGCGAGATCGTCGGCGAGTGGGCGATCACGTCGAACCTCCCGACTCAGGTCATGGCGGCGGACGTGCCGCTCGCCGAGCATCATGCCGAGGTCGTCGACTGGCTCCGCGCGCACCGCGCCGAGGGCTACGCGATCACCCACAACCACCCGACGGGTGACCCGACCCCCAGCCCGGCCGACCATCGGATGACGCTGGTGGCGTACGAGGCCTTTCGGAAGGCGGCCCCGGACCTGACTTTCGAGGGTCACGTCATCATCAACCACAAGACGTACGGGATCCTGCGACTATCGGAGGCGGGTCGGGACAGCGACACGCTCGCGGCCCGCGTCGAGATGCTCCCGCTCCGCGTGAAGCAGCCCGTCGTGCTGCGCGCGCTTGAGACGGACAACCGCATCGGGCTCGGGATGAGGGTCGCGGATCATCACGACTTGGCGAAAGTGGCAGAACGGCTCGGCAGCGACCCCGAAACCATCACACTCGTTCACGCGAGCCGAGACGTCGATCCCCAACTCAGCATCGTCGGCCGCGTCCGTGCTGTCGAGACGATTCCGGTCGATCTCGTGCTCTCCGCCAGCGACCGAGGCGCGCAGTACGAGAAGATCTGTGACTACATCGTCCAGTCGATGTCGGACCACGGCACGCACAACGTCTTCCTCGTCCACAACGGAACGGAGGGGAAGTACGACGCGTACATCCGCGACCTCGCGAACTTCCTCCGGACGGAAGGCGCGATCCGGGACGCGAAGATCAACGGCCGCGGCATCCCAGAAGGGCTCACGGTCAAGAGTCCCGACGCCGGGCTTCGGTACGGCGAGAAGCCCGCCGTCATGCACGTGGCGGAGCCGGAGGGAGGCTACGGCGTCGGAGAGAAGAGGGACGAGGATATGTGGCGCGGCAGGCCGCGCGAACTGAACGGCGCACCGGAGCACCTCAAGACGCTGCTCGACCGCAGGGTCTGGGAGAACAAGCTCGCGAAGGAAGCCAAGGCGGCCGAGACCCGGCGCTTCTGGTACGAGAAGACCAGCAAGCACGTCCTCAAGATCATGCAGGGCGACGTCGAGGACGCGGGCATCCTCTGCCGTTTCATGGCGATCACGTCCCCGCAGGAGTCCGTCCCGATCAACTGGCGGCGCGCGCTTCAGGCCTTCCACCAGTGGAAGAACGGCGAGCCGATCCATTCCAGCAAGCAGGACAGGCAGGACGAGGCGATGCAGGCCGCGGCCGACGCTGGCGCGAACTGGGAAGGCCGGAAGACGAACAACTTCTACAAGAACCTCATGGTGGAGATCGACCCGCACCGCATTCAGGGCAGCACGGTCGACGTCCACGTGATGGACAAGTTCGGGTACAAGACGGGCGCGCCGACCGAGCGCCAGTACGACTTCGCCGAGAAGACGCTGGAGCGCATCGCGAAGAAGCTCGGCAACGACTGGCGCCCGCATCAGGTTCAGGCCGCGCTCTGGACGCACGAGAAGTGGACGAAGAACACGAAGAAGTGGGAGGCCGGCGGGAAAGTGGGCCCGAAGCCCACGATCGAGGAGGCCGGCGCGGACTTCGCCGACCTCGCGCCCCGGGAGAGCGGGCGCGTCACGCTGGAAGCGGTCCCCCCGCGCTCCTATCTGGAGCGGACGACGCCTGAGAACAAGGCGCAGTACACGGACGAGGCGCTGCAGCACGTCCCTCTTCTCGACTGGGCGCGGAAGCTCGGCCTGCTGCCCGAGAAGGTCGAGATCAACGCCGGCGCGTACGAGGGGGAATCGAACCCAGCCCCGCACGTCTACCTCTCGATGCCGGCCGGGCCGGGCGGTGCGCCTGTCGAGATCGAGCCGTCGGCTCGGGCGCTCGTCGAGCGCTTCGCCGCCATGGTCGGGAAGGCTCTGGGTCAGGCCAGCGTCGGCTACGGCTGCTACTTCAGGCTGGCGCGGGACAAGCAGTCCGGGCGCATTCTGGAGCCGGACAAGGCGAACGCGGTCTACTTCCCGTTCGAGAAGAAGCCCACGCCCGAGGAGGCGGTGGCCTTCCTGCACGAGTTCGAGGCGGCCGGGCTGGACGGCTTTGTCGTGCCGGACGAGCACGGGATCGGCGCGATCACATGGGCCGGGCAAGACAGGGAAGTCCTCAAGAGCTTCCGTCAGCGGGCAGTGGCAGCGGCGGAGCGCGCGACGGGCAAAATGGATGTACCATTCGACGAGCGGGCCCATGATGGCGGGCTCGTCGAAGGAGGGGCCGATGGGTACGAGAGTCGACTTACCGGAATCCCACCCGAGCTACGGGCGGATCTGGATCGGTCCAGTGATGCCGTTCGGGAAGTCCAAGCCCGCTGGGAAGACCGACTCGCCGAAGCCGAGCGAGCCAGCGGAGCCGGCCCCGAAGCGGAAGCTGGGCCAGCAGCCCTTGCCGCCGAGCCCCGTGCCGGGTACGGAGAAGTAGGGCCAGAAGAGACCCCCCCGGAAGACGTCCGGGACGTCGGGGAGTGGGAGCGGGAGCGCGCCGCCGAGCGGGCTGCAAGGCCCGTAGAGACCCGACCGCCGGCCGAGACCCCAGCCCCGGCCCGCGAGCCGATCGCCCCGCCGGAGGCCGCCGCGGCCCCCCGGGAACCGGAATTCGGGCCTGCCGCCCGCCGCCGGATCGTGGCGGCACCCCCCGTCCGGATGGAGGGGGGCGTCGGCCCCGCCACGAAGGGCGAGGAAATGGCCCAGCCGCCCCTCGGGAAGCGGATCACGGCCATGGTCGAGGGGGACCCCCTCAAGCCGAAGGCCAAGCTGAATCGGCTGGCCGAGCTGAAGGACATCCTCGGCGGGTACGGCCTGAACCAGCTCGAAATGGCCTCCGCGAGGGCTGCCGAACTGGCACGCCGGGCCGCCTCCTCCCTGCCGAAGGCCATCAAGATGGTCTCGGTCGCTGTCCCGAAGATCGCCGAGGCGCTGAAGGGCACCGTGAAGGACGCCGAGAACTTCTTCACGGCTCTGGCCGAGAGCCGGCTTCGCGGGATCCGGGACAAGTACACCGACATGATCGGGTACGTCGACAAGCTCTCCCCGGAAGAGCTGATCGAGCAGGCCAAGACCGGCCTGTTCGACACGGCCATCACGGCGATCGACGGGAAACGCGGATTCGAGGAGAGGGACCTCCCGGACGAGCTGTCTACGGCGCTCTACGACGCCGAGGGGAAGTCCGCGACGAGGGGGACAGAGGCCGAGCGGAAGGCGCAGATCGCTGAAAGCGTGCAGGGGCTCCGGCGCTTCCTGAAGGAGGTCTTCTCGACGGCGCGCGACAACGTCGGCGAGGCTGTCCTCGCGAACGACGAGAAGTTCGAGGCCTACATCGCCCGGCCCGAGGTGAAGAAAGCGCTGGAGATCTACAAGCGACTGCTCGAGGCGCCAATGCGCGACGCGCACGAGCTGAACGAGGGCTTCGTCTCGAAGCATCTCGGCCCGATGGACGCCTACTTCCCGCTGTCGCAGGCTCCGGAGATGGCCCCCCGCGACTACCGCGGTGAGCGCTCGCCGTGGATCAAGCCGAAGAACCCCGGGAACAACTTCGCGACCGGCCTGTCCGACCAGTACGACACGGGTGTCGAGGCGCTCCGGAACTCCCTCGCCCGCTCGATCCGGCTGAACGGACGCGGCGGGCTCATCGGCGAGCTGCAGACGCAGGGACTGTTGAAGCCGCTCGCCCCGGGCCAGAGCAGCACGGGGACCGTGAAGTGGGGCGGCCAGACGTTCGAGGCCGAGACCGTCCCGATCGGCATCGCGATGATGATCAGCAAGGACGGCAAGCTGATCCGGGTCCCGCAGGCCCGAGCCGAGGTCCCGAAGTGGCTCGCGAAGGAACTGAGCACGATCCTCACGGGCGACCCGAAGGTCGAGGAGGCCCAGTTCCAGAAGATCCTCCACTTCATCACGGCCTTCCAGATGGGCGGCCCGACCGACGCGGTCTTTCACACGGCGAACCTCGTCGGAACGATGGTTCTGCGCGCCCCGATCGTCGGGACCGACATCTTCTCGAAGGCCGCGTCGGCCAACGCGATGACGAAGTTCGTCGCGGGACTCGCGAACATCATGGCCGTCAAGCCGGAGGCGGCGGAGTGGAGCGAGCGGTACATGGAGATGGTCGAGAACGGCCAGATCCCGAACCGCGCTGGCACGGTGACGTACTCGAAGAGGCTCGCTGAAACGACCGGGGCTGAGAAGGTTTCGTTCCTTCAGACTCCGTGGCACAGGGACAGGGCCGGGAAAGGTCACGCCCGCTCCCCGATCGACTTCTCCCCGATCGTGTTCGGTCCGAATGGGCTCGATATTCGCTGTCGGCTCCTCCTCGACAAGATCGGGGAGCACATCGCCGAGAAGTCCGGGATCGAGATGACGCCGAACGAGCGCTTCCAGTTCACCCGGATGCTCGGGAACTACGTCTTCGAGACGGAGGGCCGGATCGAGCGAGGGGCGAAGAGCACGGGGATGGCGCCCTTCTACACGGCGGGCCGCCAGATGAACTGGAACGGCATCGCGGGGATGCTGAGTGCTGGGCATCTCCCCGTAGGCGAGGGCCTCGCGAAGCAGACCTTCAACCGCTACCGGGCGATGCAGGTCATGTCCGGCCTGACGGGACTCGTGGCGACGTGGGCCGTCGTCAACAAGCTCTACCGCGACAAGTGGCCTTGGGAGGACGACGAGAGTCGGCTCTTCCAGATCGCCATCAAGCCGGAGCACCGGCAGACGGCCCTCGCCCGCGCCATCTACGGCGACAACCTCGACCGGACGGCGTGGGTCAACCTCGGGTTCACGTCGCCCCTGATCGCCCGCGGGCTGCGCGTCACGGGCCTGCGCTCCCAGATCGAGAACCGGATGATGAAGGGGATGCCCGGCTGGAAGGCCGACGAGCAGTCGATGCTCGACACGCTGAACGGCTGGACCCACCCGTTCCTCGGGCCACCGGCGCGTATGGCGGCAGCATTCTTCGGGACCGAGCCGTACGTCCAGTCGCTTACGAGCGCCGGACGGTCGACGCCGACCCTGAAATCCATCGTTCGCGGGCGCGTCGAGAAGGGCTGGCCCGGCCGATCCAAGATCGCCGAGGCGATGCTCGTGCAGTCGAACCCGATCTTCAGAAGGCTGGAGACGGGGAAGGTCGAGGAGCATCCGGCGACGCGCGTCCTCGCCGACACCATGATCCCGAATCTCTTCGGCGGGCCGTACAGCTCGCAGGACACGCCGCTGGAGACGATCCTGCGCGAGAACGTGCCGCCCACCGAGGCGAAGACGACGGAACAGCTCAAGCAGGCCGATATCACCCACGGCCTGACGTCGCGCCTGCGGGCCGCGATCAAGTCAAGCGATACGGAGCGCGCCGTCACCATTCGCGAGGAGATCGGCGCCGCCGTCAAGGAAGGGAAGCTCCCGCCGCACGAACTGAAGGACATCCAGAAGGCCGCAACTCAGGTCAAGAATCTCGGGAACTTCCAGCGGGCCCGGATGGCCGCTGCGGTCGAAGCCTTTGAGTACGCTACGCCCGCCGAGCGGAAGGAACTGTACCCGGCATTCGTGAAGAAGTTCCGCGGGACGAAGTGGCGCGAGGAGTACAAGCCTGACGTGGTCGACGACCTGACGAAGCGGGCGATGGCCCTGATCAAGCAGGGGCCGACGAAATCGGCGTACGCCCCATGACGCTGCCCTTCGGCATCACCGCCCTCGTGACCGACGCGGCCAACCGCTACGGGATCGACGAGTTCCTCCTCGTCTCGCAGGTCATTCAGGAGAGCGGCGGGAACCCGTCGGCCGTGCGCTACGAGCCCGGCTACCGCTGGCTCTGGCCGTCCGTCTCGGCCGTCGTGCCCGTCGCGCCATGCTCGCTCGAGACGGAGCGGATCCTCCAGATGTGCTCGTGGGGGCTGCTCCAGATCATGGGAGCGGTGGCCCGGGAGCGGGGCTTCAAGGGCGCGTTCCTCGCGGACCTCGCTGCGAACCCGGCGCTCGCTCTCGACCTCGGGGCGCAGCACCTCGCCCTCAAGATCAGCCGATACGCGAACATACGGGACGCCCTCTCGGCCTACAACGCCGGAAGCCCGACGCCGAACAACTTCGGGAAGTACGTTGACCCGATCATGGAGCGGGCCGACGCGCTCCGCGAGCAGAGGGCTTAGATCCCCTCGCCCTTGGGCCGCACCTTCATCTTGACGTAGCGCCGGCTGACCTCCCCGGCGTCGCGGATGCGGGTCTCGACCATCTGGCAGAGGACGATCCGGCAGTTCGGGCACCAGACGACGCGCTCCCCGGCGACGTAGTACGCGCCGGGCGAGAAGATCTCCGCCAGAGTGCCAGAGTCGAGACGCTCCACGGCCTTCTTGCAACGCAGACAGAGCAACGTCACTTCTCCTCGCTCCGTTCCTTCTCGCGTCTCCATGCGACCCACGCCTCGGTGATCGCCTTGCAGCGCGATACGGTTGGATCCTTCACGGCATTCGCGAGGCCATCCCTGAGCGTCTCGATGTCCGGGATCTGGAGCTGCGCGGTCATAAACCAGTGCTCCCGGACGATCCGGCAGGGCTGGCTTTCCCCGAGAAAGAAGCGAAGCGCGTCGAGCCGGATGTCCTCGTCGCGGGACGTGGCGTCGATGCCGGCCTGAGCAATGACGGAGCGGGCGATCTTCTTCTCCGCCGTCGGCCCATCGGCCGGGAGGAAGTACTCCACGCCGATGGACCGTTGCCGCGGCCGGCCCACGCTACTTCACGACCTTGACGATCTGGTCGCCGCCCGGCCCGACGAGGGGGCTGATCTGGGTCGGAGAGTCTGCCGCGTTCTCGACCTTGATCTCGGCGTTCCGGGGCATCTTCATGCCGCCGAACTGGAGGATGGCGATCCCGTCCGGAGTGGGTGGCATCGTGGCCGCGACGTCGATCAGGCCGTGCGCCATCGCCAGCACGGCTGCCTTGTTCATCCAGAGCTTCAGGATATGGCCCGAAGGCTGGCCGACAAGCTCGATCGTCGGGATCGTCTCCTCGATGCGAAAGCGCAGGACGGGCTGCTGGTCGCGGGAGATGGCGATTTTCTCGGGGACGGCTTCCGTCTGTTCGTCTGTCATCTCTTCTCCTTCTCGGGCGTCGGCCCGTCGGCCGGCGCGATGGTGACCATGCCCTTCTCGTACATCAGCGCTTCCCTTTCTTCTTCGGCTTGTCGCCGGTCTCGTCGATATCAACGACCCGCGTCCACAGTGCCTGTGCTGAGACGTGCGCGATCATCCGCCTCGCGGCGATGCGCGCGTTGTAAGTCTCCGAGGACAGCAGGATTCGACCGTTCCGGCCTCTCACCCGAACGCGGTACTGGAGCTTCCCCTTCGTGGCCCCCGGTGTGTACAGCTTCTTCGCGCGGCTCTTGACGATTTCAAACTTCATAACCCAGTCCTCTCGGCGGAAGCCCCGTCCCGCCCGGCCTCGTTGACGATGTCGGTCCAGTGACGAACGCAGAAGTCAGCGCAAACGCCCAGAAGAATCACCAGCGCCAGCGCGACGAGGAAGTGCGATGACAATCCCGCCAGTCCCGGAACTTCGTCATCAGGGCGCCGCCGATCTGCCAGCCCATGTGCAGTAGCGCCCCAATGGCGATTACGCCCACCACAGCAAAGACGACTGCGAGAAAATTCAGGATCCCGAAGAGCACGCTCCAAGTCCACATCAGCCTCCGTCCTCCTTCGGTTTCGCGTAGGCAATCGGCAGCTTCTCGGCCGCCTCGTTCAGGGCCTCGGTGAAGATCGTGTCCACGTCGGTCGGCGTGAAGGTCGCCCCGTAGATCCGCTTCGCCACGGCCTCGGCGAGCGTCATGGCCGCGAACCGGAGCCTCAGGATCTCCTCGACGGGGGCGAGCGGCTTGCCGGGGTAGGGCTCGTCTGGCTTCATGTGGCCGAGGGCAGCAGCGGACATCCGGGCGATGAGCCAGCCGAGATGATCGGCCTCGGGGTTGGCGGGAAGTTCGCTCAAGACGTTCTCCTGTACGAAAAGGAATCACAGAGGCTCCGGGGAACGAGCAGGCACGGTTCCTTGTCGTCCTCGTCGCCCCGGTCATCCCTGCCGGCGAGAATGAAGGTGCGAACTTTGGGGTTCCACTGCCAGAGATCGATCTCCCAGTCGATGCCAGACCGGGCACCCCAAGCGAAATAGACCGCGAGCCCGGAGGCGCCAAAGCCCGCCGCACGTTCCGTCTTCAGGGCAGAGATGATCCACTGATGGTAGAAACGATTGCGCGCTTTCGCCTCGAGAAGGCACCAGACGCCATCCTCTTCCGGACCCGCGACGAGGATGGCGAAGTCGATGCCGTAGGAGATTGGGTTGAGCTTCCTGAGGCCCGTGCAGCCGAGGTGGTTGCAAACGGCAGTGGCGATTTCCAGCTCGTCCTTGAGGCTCTGTGCGTTCTCGTAGATCGGGCGCGGACTCACGGCTTCTCCAGCGCAGCTCGGGCTGTCTTGCCGTGGTCACAGATGACGCTCTTGCCGATCTTCTCCAGCGCCCCCCGCAGCGCGGCGACCTCGGCCTCGGCCTTCGTCAGCTTCATCGCGCAGCCGTGGAGCGCAGCGTTCAGAGCCGTCAACTCCGCGTCCTTCGCGGCGAGGACTTCTTGAACGGAAACGACCGTCTTGCCCTCCAGCGCCTCGCGGGCGATTCTGACCCACTCCATCCCGTCCGGCGGGGCGCAGAACGCAGCCAGAGGGAGAAGGTGACGGATGATCCCCCGCAGCCGGGCGACCTCGGCCCGCTGTGCGGCGTCGTGGGCGAGAAGCGCCTCCTCGGCAGCTGGGCCGTTCATCCGACGGAACTGTGCCTCAAACTCCGCTCGCGTCAGGCTCACGGCTTCTCCTCCAGCGCCTCCCGCAGTTTGACGATCTCCTCCGCCATGGAGCGGGTCGCCTCTCCGGTGTAATACTCGTCGGCGACCTTGGCCTTCGCCTTCAGCGCGGCGACCTCGGCGTCCTTCTCCTTGCACTTCGCGCACGGCATCGAGAGCGTGCCGTCGCGCCACGCGGCGGCGTTGTCAGAGATCAGCGTCCGGGTGTTCTCGCTCACTGTATCGCCTCCTTACCAGCGTTCCAATTCATCGCGGTACGCCTGTTCGGCGGCTTCCTCCGCTTGGGCGCGGTAGTCACGGTAAAGATCGCGCATCTTTTCCTGATACTCCTTGGCGGTCAACAGCCCCTCGGCGTAGCGGCGTTCGATGTCTTCTTCTTCGCGTTCAATCTGTCTCACTTCGTCGCCTCCTCGATCTCGTCGCAGAGCTTGTCCACGAGCGCGTACTCCTCCGTCTGGAAACCCTCGCCCGTCTTCGGATCGTCCTCGACGGCCTCTACGCCGATCCCGACGTAGTTCAGCGCCCTCCGCAGCAGCACCTTGAGCGCGATCACCTTGGCGTCCGCCTCGCGGTAGAGCGCGTGGGCGTTCTCGCCCTTCTGGAGCGCCGCCGCGAGGTCGGCATTGAGCGACTCGATCACGCCCTGCAAGAGATCGTTCTTCTTCCGCTCGTTCTTCAGCCCCACCCGCAGCGTCTTGTTGTGGGACTCTATGGCGGCCTTGTCGTCCATGAGTGCATCGACGCCATCCGCCACGTTCTCCTCGGCGGGCGCGTGGAAGTAGTCGTCAACGGTCGAAGCGATGCGGCCCAGCATCGCACTCATGGCGTCCCGCTCGGCCTCGGCCTTCTCGGCGCGGATCAAGAGATCGGTGTCTGTCATTGGGCGGAGCTTCTTCAGCGCGGCTATCTCCTCGTCCTTCGCGGCAAGGGCGGCCTCCCTCGCGTCCACGAGTAGCTCCGCCCCGTTAGCGCGCCGGGCCTCGATCTCCTCGCCGTCACGGGCGCGGCGGGCCTCGTCAATCAAGAGCGTCGCGGAGTGGTAGGCGTTGTAGAACTTGTCAGAATCAAATTGCTGCTCAAACTCCTCCTCGCCCATCCTCTCGCTCGGCGCGGGCTTGTCGCGCCGTAGGTACTCCTCTGGCGTCATAATCGCTATGCCATCCGGTGGCTTCGGCCAGAACCGTTCCTCGCCGTACCTTGCCGACATATCGTCTCGGCTCACCATGACCGCTGTGGCCTCGCCGGTTCCTCTGTGCTGGTCGGCACGGATTCGCTTTGTCCGCCAGCTCAGCGCGGGTGGGGGTGTGACGTGGACCCACGGCATCCCGTCGATGTCCTCCTGCTTGATCTCTCCGTAGTCCGGCGCGGGCGGGTGCAGCCCGCACTCGCCCTTGTCCGTCAGGCAGTAGTTCCCGCATTTTGGGCAGACCGGCGGCGCGGGCGGGGCGGGGGCGTTGCACGAACGGCACACCGGGTTCTTTCCGTGTTGCGGGTGATGATCTATACAGGGGTTGCAGTTCGGCCAACATTGCCCGTTGATGTGCCCGCAAGCGCACTTCGGCGCGTCGCTCATTTCGGCACCTTTGTTTTGTCCAGCGCTTCGCGGGCGATGGCCGTCAGCCACGGATCGGCAGCACCGTGCTTAACGATCCTCTCCAGCGCCCCCCTAAGCCGCGAGGCCTCGGCCTCGGCCTTCTCGGCGCGGGCTTCTGTGGCGGCACAAGTAACACAGGACTCAAGGTGGCAGACCGGAAACGCGGCAATCTTCGCCTTCAGCGCGGCGATCTCCTCGCCGGCTTTGATCCCTGCCTTGCGCCACTTCTCGGCGTTGTCGTTGGCGGCACCGAGAGACTCCCGCGCCGCCGCAAGGTCGGCCTCGGCCTGCTCGGCGCGGGTCGTCGCCGCCGCCACCTCCGCCCGCAGGGCATTGTCGTGCTCGGCCAGCCGATCCCACGCCGCAGGCTGTGCTGGCGTGAGTTCCATCGTATCGGCTACATCGTGGACGACGCCCGGGAACTCCTCGGGCGGGATAATCCTCCCGCTCGGCGCGGGCGGGGCGGGGGCTTCGTTCTCTTCCATACAGACCTCGCAATCTGGTTGCGGTCCGTGCCCGCCGTGGTTCGACGTGCATTTCGCTCGCGGCCACCCTTTCTCCCTCGTGGTCTTGTGGTCGCCGCCGTGGTAGCGCGGTAGCACGCACCCCGCCATAAACTGTCCGGGGTTCTTGTTCGGACGCCCCCACGGGCAGACCGGCGCGGGCGGGGCCTTCGGATCGCTCATCGGGGCCTCCCCTGTAACTCGCAGAGCACGAACTCCAGCGTGCGAGCGATCTGTTCGAGCGCCTCGGTTGTGCGACGTTCGTAATGGTCAGGCTCGTTCTCCGGCGGCGCGGGGGGGGCCACGTTAATATCGTTTAACGCTATTGGCGTGGCACGGGGCATGTCCTTCGGGGCGACCGGCGCGGGGGGGGCGGGGTGCGCTTTGTACGGATCGTCACAGCGCACGCCCGTGTAGTTGTGTCCGCACAGCACACACACCGTCAGGACCTTCGGCGCGTCGCTCATTGCTTCTCCTTGCTCATGTCCGCAACGGCACGGTTAAAATCACGCATCAGGTCGGCCTTTGTTGTGCTCCACTCTCTGATCGTCGTATCCCAACTCCCACAACACTTCGACGGCGAGATTCGCAAGCTGCCGATGGCGATGGCCCAGAAGTCATGTTTTGAGCATCGCAGAATCGACATCGTAAGCGGAGCCTTCGGCGCGTCGCTCATCGGGGGCGCTCCGCTAGCGAGATCGGGTCGACACTCTATGCACCATACGTTCATGTAAGGCTTGTGCCCACAGGTGTAGCTCACTTACCCTCCCTCTCGCGCCGGAAGGCGGAGACGCTTCGTTTCCAGCATCGGCACGGCTTGTTATCCCAATAGGGGCACAGTCCGGCGTGCGGAGCACGTTCCGCCGCCCGCACCAGCCGGCGCAAAGCGGGGGTGCAGCAGCCCGGACAATGGATGCCGTCCTTCGGGGTATCGCACACCACGCACGCCTTTGGCTTCTTCATCCCTTCTCCCTCTCGCGCCGGAAGCGAGCTACGGCGCGTTTCCAGCAGTTGCATGGCGGGGGAACGGTTCGGCGTTCATTGCGCCTGTGCTCCGCTAGCGAACAGAAGTAGTCATGCGGAGCCTCCCCCGCCGCCCGCACCAGCCGCCGCAGAGCGGGGGTGCAGTTGTCGTAGTGGGCCAGATGCGGGCAGTCGGATGGGTAGGCAATCCGGCACACCACGCACTCCTTCTTGCGCGGCGCGGGGGCCTTGCGGACGAAGTAGTCGCCGGTCGTCCCTGACGTCATCCTGACGACGAGGTTCGGATAGGTCCCCGTGTTGGCGTGAGGGCCGAAGAAGATCGTGAACCGTTG